TTTTGACTGTTGTGGGAGAGGCCGAGGTAGTAGCGACCCTCAATGGGTCCAAGTTCCGCACGGAAGTCCGCGAGCTGGGTCAAGGTTCGGGACAGGGATCGTTGGGTGCGCTGGGCAAGGACGGCGAGAAGGCCGGTGAGCAGGTCGGGGCCGGACTCGAAAAGGGTGCCAAGTCCAAACTGTCCGGCTTCAAATCGGCGCTGGGATCGTTCGGTGTCCCCGAGGGACTGCTATCGCCCAAGGCACTTGGAATCGGGGCGCTCGTCGGCGTAGGGGCCGCTGCAGTGGACCTCGGAATGAAGGCCCAGTCCGCGTCCGCGATGATCGCGACGTCAGCGGGGATCACGACCAAGGCCGCACAGTCGATCACGAGCGCGATGCTCGACACGGCAGGGGCGTCAGAGTTCAGCGGTATTGAACAGGCCAAGGCGTTCGCGTCGGTCGCTGGTCAGTTGAAGGCCACTGAGGGTCAGGCACTATCGACGAAAGACGCGATGTTGGTCATGGCGAACGCCAGTGACCTCGCGTCAGCGAAGCAGATCGACCTCGGCACCGCGACAACGACAGTCGCCGGGATCATGCAGGCGTTCCAGTTGTCGGCCAAGAATTCCAAGACGGCGGTTGATGTTCTGTTCAACGCCAGTAATGCAACCGGTCAGAGTGTCGACACGCTCGCCGCATCGTTCGAGAAATTGCATTCGAAACTCGGTGCAGCATCACCGCCCCTCGGTGACCTCGCGGGATTGATGGTCAACTTCACCAAGAGCGGGATTACCGGACGAGGCGCGATCTCTGCCATGAACCTCGCAGTGTCGGGACTCGCGACGGCAGCTGAGGGATCAACTAAGGCGGGCAAACTTTCCGCAGCCACATTGAAGGAATACGGACTCTCAGCGACTGACGCACATGGTCGTCTGACGCCGATGCAAGACATCGTCGCGAAACTCGCGCCAGTCTTTTCGAAGATGACGCAGACACAACAACTCGCGACTGCTGCAACGATCTTCGGAACCGGCGCGGCCAAGTCCATGACCGCCGTCATCGACAAGGGCGCGAAGTCATTTATCGAGACGGAGAAGGCCGTCAACAAACAAGGATCAGCGCAGGAAGCCGCTGGTATTCAGGCGCAGACACTCGGCGTCCAGTTCAAGACGGTCATGGCTGCGGTCGAGGACTTGGGTGCGAAACTCGGAACGATTCTGGTTCCGATCATCGAGAAATTGATGAAGGTGATCGTGCCGGTCCTCGGCATCTTCATCAAGATCGTCAAGGCCATCATGGACAACAAGGTCGCGATGATCGCGATCGGATCAATCCTCGTCGCGGTCGCTGCCTATTTCGTAGCGATGGGCGTCGCCGCTGCCGCTGCATGGGTCGCGGCGACATGGCCGATCCTCGCGTTCCTCGCCGCCATCGCTGCCGTTGTCGCTGCGGTCTACGAGATCATCAATCACTGGAAAGTCATCTCTCATTTCTTCGTGAACCTGTGGCACGACGTCACCGAAATCTTCATGGGCTTCATTCACTGGCTCGAAAGCAACTGGAAGATCATCGTCGAGATCATCATCGGTCCGATCGCGATCATCATTTTTCACTGGAATCAGATCGTCAAGTTCTTCGAGGGCATTTGGAACACCGTGCGTCACGGTGTCGCACACGTCATCGACGACATCGTTGGATTCTTCACACGACTGCCGGGACGAGTCATTTCATGGATCAAACACTTCGCGCCGGACGTGCTGCACGCATTCACGTCATGGATACCGGGACAGGGTGTCCTCGGTAATTTATTCGGCGCAGGTGAATCAATCCTTGGCCTCAACAGTCCTAAGCCACTACCGGACTTCTATAAGAACATGACACCGGCTCAGAAAAAGGCATTTAACAATTCGCCGTTCGGCACGATTCCGACATCATCGACGTCGAACAATCAGACGCATATCCACGTCAACGGTTCGAACATGGACGCAGCACAGCTCGCCGCCGAACTCGCGTGGCTGACCAAGACCGGCCAACTAGCAGGATCGCACTGATGCCATTCGTCCCCTACGGCACGACCGTTCCCTCACTGACGCCGATGGAGTTTTCATTCGGTGGACTCAAGTTCGGCGGATACGTGGCGGGTACGCCGAATCTGTTGGAGCAGGGCGGCGTGACCGGACTCGATTTACCGGGCCTCATCACGGGCGACGTGCAACGACCGATCAATGATGGTGAGTTCACCGGCTACGACTTGACTGGCGGACGCGACATCACGATCCAGTTGATCGTTCACGCGGCCACCGCTGCGTTGCTCGATACGGCACTGTTGAATCTGGCTGCGGTCCTCAAGTCGCAACAGCAGACAGAGACGCCATTGTTCTTTCAAAAGCCGGGTGGAACGACATACGCGGTAATGGCGCGACCGCGCCGGTTCAACTACAACGTCGACGTCACGGTCGTTCAGGCGCATGGTGCGATTGTGTCGGTCCAGTTCCACTGCACGGACGGACGAATCTACGCAACGCCGACGCAGCAGACGCAGGTATCGTTCAACGCCACGCCCACCAACGCCGTATGTGTGGTCGGAGGCAACACGCCCGCCAGTCCGCAGTTCAAGATCACGGCGGGAGCTGGTAACTGTTCTCCGCTGATCACGACATCTGGCGCATCCCCGTTCAACATCGATCTGACCGGCGTCGTGATCGTCACGGGTGACAGTGTGATCGTGGATACAGATTGGCAGAGCGCCCTCTATGTGCCCGCTGTAGGTGCCTCATTCAGCGTGGCTACCTCTGTGGTGTTCCCGGCGACGTGGGGGCCATTTCCGGCCAATACGACGACCACGCTGATCGTGAGCGACGCGAGCGGTGGCGGGGGAACCCACACGTTCGACGCGCAGTGGGCTGACGCATTCTCGGCGGTCTGATGCCCAATCCCTTCACCTACCGATCATTCGACACCAAGACGTTCGCACCGAACGAGGCGTTGCCCCTCTATGGCGTGACGTTCGGTGAGACGGTCAATGGCATTGGATCATTCAAGGGCCAACTCAATCTGACCGAGCCAGCGGTACAGGCGATCGATTGGGAACGAGCATCACGTCCGAATGCATCGACGATCGTCGTAGACATGGGCGGTGTCGTTGTGTGGGGCGGCATCATCACGTCGCGTCGCTACAACGGCGGAGTCGTCACGATTACCGGCTCGACGTTCGGCGCATACTTCCGTCAACGTCTGCAGTCAGTCGATTACTCGAAACCCGTTCCCGCGAACATCTACTGGGCGGCGAACCCCGCCGACCCGACAGTGATCGCGGCGCAGTTCTTGTGGGATAGCCAGTGGACGACGCCGATCGCGCTATCGGGACTCAGCATCCCCGACGCACAGATTGGTGGCGATAGCAACGCTGGCACAGCCGAAGGCGTGAATGTTCTGATCAACGGCGATCCACCGCCGAACATCGCGGGCGGGACGGTCAAGGCGTTCATCTTCAGTGGATCGAATGTCGTGCGAATCCCCGGACTACTTCCGGGCATCGGCAACGGGTCATCGATCAATGACGGCGGCGTTCACATCCCCGGCGGAACGGGAGTAACGAGCGCGTCACAGACGAACAACTCCGTTCGACTCGGCGGTTGCACGATCCATCTCACGAACACGCTGAACACCGCCATTATCAATTCACCGCACGGCACGCCACGCAACGGAATGATTCTCGTTGGCGCGACATTCCCGAATGACCTCGCCGTTGGTTGCACGATCTCGTCGGTTGCCGTCGCAGCAGGCGCACACAATTACGCGATCACCATGTCGGGTCCGGCGTCAGGCACCAGCACACTCGTCTGCGCGATTGGTGGATGGTCGACGATCGTCATGACGGCGAACGCGGGAGCCACGACCTACGAGAACGTGAACTACAGCAGCCCATCGGTCCCGACGCCAACGCCCGTGCCCGACTGGATCAGTGACAATCCATCGACGTCGCAGTATCAAACGGTCGATGCGATCCTGCAGAACCTCTCACAAATGGGTCACAACGTCGGCTTCGATTACTCATTCGATGTCGCGTATCAACCGGGTTCAACAATCCCCGCGATCACTTTGAACATCTGGTACCCCCGACAGGGCAAGGCCGGTGTTGACGTCACACTGGTACTCAATCGAGCGATGATGACAATCCTCGACTACAGCGAGGACGGAACGACGCAGATGTTCGGGATCATCGAGACTGGATCGGGCAGTGGCGGCATCGTCTCTGACATTGTCGAGAGCGACTACCAAACGACCGTCTATGGCTACCCCGCGCTGGAAGGGGCCATATCGCATTCGAGGGTCAACGATGCAACGATGCTGACCGGAATCGCCAACGGTGACCTTCAACTATTGCAGAACCCCACGTCGATCATGACCGTCACCTGTCCATTGAATCTGACTGGAACCGCTGCAGCTGGCAGTGTCCTTTTGTCCGAGTTCGCAACTGGCGACGGCGTGATCACGCGCATCGATCCCGCGACGACAAGTGAGCTGGGGACGCCCGTGTTCGGTCCCGCGAACGACCCACGATTCCCCGCTGGACTCGACTTCGAGTGGCGCATCAATCAATGGCTCGCGACTGTCAATGACAGCGGCGTCAGCACGATCGCATTCACTCTCGGCATCCCACCTGTTGACCCGGACCTCGGCCCGCCGACACCACCACCACTGAGTTAGTCATGCCATTCGGTGAACCATCAATCCCCGCGTCATTCATTCAAGAGACGTTGCACAAACACGAACGTCGACTCAGCGATCTTGAGCGCCAACAGTTGTATGTCGTCTACGACCCAAGCAACAACACTGGCGACAGTGTTGGTCGAACAGTCGTCATCGGCAATCTGTGGCCGATCTGCGGGATTGACGCATTCGGAATCGCGCTCTACGACGAACACTCGTCATCGTGGCAGCAAGTCGGACTACTCGGCATCCCGCGACTGGCGACGACAGTTCTCACCACAGGATTCCCGCAGTCGTTCAACACGGCCCCCGGAAGATTCTCACGAGTGTCTGCGGGTTCCTACACGATGGCGATCACCGGAACATTCAGCGCAAGCGACGCGCCTGAACAATTCGGAATTCAGATGGTCGCGAACGCCACCGGCCAGTTCTGTCGCGTCATGGCCCCGTTCACCATTCCGGTCACGCTCGCAGCCTTCCCCGCCTACGGCGATGGCACGATTCACTTGACCAGCACGGCGGGACTTCAATCGTCGGGCCTGTTTCGCCTTTTGCAAGCGGTCGGGTACGCGCAGGCGCTCACCTACACCGGCATCGCTGGGAACGACCTCACGGGTGTCACGGGCTGGCAAGGACCGGCACCGTGGGGCGGTGGTCCCGCTCTAGAGGCGTATTGCAGCGACTACTTCTTCGATTATGTCGGTGGACCACAGGTCTATGATCTCGGACTCGTCGCACCGGAAAGCGCGATCTTTCAATCAATCCCCGGCCAGAAAGTTTGGACGCGCGTCACATGATTGACACTGCATGAAACACCTCGCGCGATACGATTCGACTCATGTTCGACCGCAATAACGGAGGCGCATGGGCGCTGGCCTTTGCTCGACTTGAGACTGGCGACGCCTATCTGTTCGGCGGCAGCGCGCCGGGACCGACCGATTGCTCTGGCTTGTGGGAGTGGGCGTATGGACGATGCGGTGTCGTGATTCCTCGATCGACCTATGAGCAATATCTGACCGCTCAGATCAACAAGGCGTCGGCACGATTGCCCGGTGACCTGTTGTTCATCGCGGGTTCCGATCCGGGCGCGCATGGCGAACCCGGTCACGTCATGGGTTATGTCGCGCCGGGTCGCGTGTTCGAAGCTGCGTGTACCGCGTGCGGTCCCATTGGTGAGGTCGCGTTCGACACCAACTCACCGCTGATCGAGTACGTCACGCGACCGGCGTTGTTGTTGCCACCGGCACCGCCCGCGCCACCGCACCCGCAGCCGACAGAGAACCCGACCGACGCGCAGCTCGCGGCGAGCGGACATCCTCCACTCGTTCCGATGCTGAACGGCGACCAATCACGAGAGGCACGCGCGAACGGCTGGACGCTCTGGTACTGGACTGGCTTTCACTTCGCGCCAGTGGTCCCCACAACGCGCCTGCACCCCGGAGAGCGCCAATACGCACGCACAGGCTGGCAGACGCCCAAGGCCGGACGGTAGGCGTGCGTGGAATCTCCGCACTCGGGAAGTTGGTGGGCAATGCCCATCGAATCCATCAGTGCGGCCATCGCCGCGTTGACAGCCTCGTGGCTGGCGTTTGGACGGCCCCGCGTGAGACGACGACGCGAAGCCAAGCGCGCATCTCGCGCGCGGCTCGCTGCATGGGAGGGCAACGTGGGTGATCCGTCCCTCGGGATAATGGCGGTGCCGAGTGTCCCGGCGCGACTCGTGTCGATGGAGGCCACTCTTGGACGGCACGAAATCATGCTGAACGATCTCACTACAGACATGGCTTTCGTTGTTGACATCGCCAAACGGTCGCAACCCAACGGCCAGAACACGAACGACTCGGGTGATCTGATCGCTCGAATCGCGGACAAACTCGGCGTGCTACTGCCGGACGATGAGGCTTCTTCAGCGGGTGAATGAGCGGTCCTAGTGGAGCAGAGTGAGTCTGACCAAAAGGGCGTCGCCAAGTGGAAGATTGCACTGGCGATCATCTGGTTACTCGCGATCATCGCCGCAATTGTTGGATGCTTCTATGACAGCTGGTGGCGCGATCGATTGATCTCGGACATGTGGCCTCTCGACACGAGTCACATATCACCGAACCTGTTAGCGACTGTTATTCAGTACGCACTCATATTCATTACCGTCGCGCTGTTCTATCCTCCCTTCCGCAAATGGCTAGCAACCGAGTTCCACAAGGCCAGCGAAGAACGTAAAAGGCACCACCAAGAACACCTAGAAACACTGACCGCGCACCACGCCGAAAAGATGGAATCGGATCGGCTATTGCACGCAAAACTCGATCACGTCATCACATCATCTAAAGGAATACCCAACTTCATCGACCCGAAAGGAACTACTAATGACTGACCAAATCCGACGAGCTGGACGGCGCGGAGTACGCACCGAGTCGCACGAACCACGTCTCGCCGCCCACCTGTTCGTCGATCCGGCGATGCTCGTGACCGAACCCGAATGGGACGGCACGCACAAGATCGTCGACTGGGGAATGGACGCGAATGATTCGCTGGGCGACTGTGGTGCCGCAGCCGTCGATCACTACAACATGGCGAAGGCCAGCGACGCAACGTTGCTCGACTCACTCGGCAAGCCGACATTCGACGGCACGGTCGCGACCTACTACGCCTACGGCGTCGATCAGGGTGAGGGACCGAACGCCGATCAGGGCGTCGACAACGCGACGTTTCTTGGTTTTTTGTATAAACACAAAATCATCGCGGGCTACGCCGAAGTCGACAAGGACATGGCGTTCGCGATGGCGCAGAAGTTCGGTGGCGTGCTGATCGGTCAGTCGTTGCCCGACAGTGCCGAGACGGACTTCGAGGCGACACCGCCGATCCCGTGGGGATCAGCTGGTGAGGTCCCCGACCAACGAGAAGGTCACGACACGCTGCTGATCAAGACGCACGCGGACGGTTCCGGCGAGTTCGTGACGTGGGGCGCATTGCAGCCATTCACGTCGACGTACTTCCGCGACTTCGTGAGCGAGTGTTGGATCATCTTTGATCGTGACGATCCGCAAGTTGATTGGCCCGCGCTCGAAGCCGCATTGCTCGCGGTGCATGGTGTCGTCACTGACCTGACGCCGCCCGTGGTGCCAACGCCAACGCCGACACCTGTGCCAGCTCCGGTTCCCGCACCGTCGCCGGAACCGGTCGACCTGATCCACACGATCATCGCCGCGCTGGAACAGATCGGGCATGATTTGAGGGCGCTACTCGAACTACTCAGGCGTGATCTCTAACAGGAGGAACAATCAATGACATGGCTCAAGAAAGTCGGCTCATGGATTTACAACAATGTCGGATCGATACTTCTCTACGCCGCAGCGTTCGTCGCTGAGATTCAGGGAATCTTTCAGGTCGTCTCGATCCCAGCGAAATATTCGGTATGGGTTCAATCGGCCTTGGTGACGGCGGGTGTCGTGATCGCATCACTCGAACGAGTGATCCAGTTGTTCAAACTGCCCGTGCATACCGTGACTACGCCGGATGGCGTGACCATGAGGGTTCGCGCAAAGCGACCAATCGAATTACCGACACCGCTGACCTGATCGTCGACTATTATCCACCTGTCGGCGTCAGCTGACTTCTATCTCCAATAGAACGGAATCGCCCCTCGGTGTCACAGCCGGGGGGCCGTTCTGTTTCTCATGTCACACCGCTCGTCTAGTTTGACGTATAGTCGAGCGTCGCCATTCAGGGGACGTTGGAGATAGGAGAATCATGGCAACTGAGATCAGATGGTGCGGTGTTTGCGCCACCGATACCGAACGACGACCGAAGGGTCAATGTCGACCATGTCACAACAGACGTGAAAGGGACCGCGCGCGGGCCAATCCTGAACCCGCTCGACAGCGCGCCGCCAGATGGTACGCAGACAATCGCGATCGGGCCAAGGCGACCAACGCACAGCGATACATTGAGAACCGGGATCGCGTCGCTGAACTCGGTCGCCAATGGCGTCTGAACAATCCTGAACAAGCCGCTGCGCGTCATCGGGCATATTACGAATCGCACCCTGATTACAATCGCGAGCGCAGCGCGCGCCGTCGCCGGAATGATGACGGATACAAAGCTGTAGTACGAGAAGGAGTTAGGCGTTATCGAGCGCGCAAACGCGGCAATCAGGTCATCGCCTATCGAGACAAGGACATCTTTGATCGCGATGGATGGGTCTGTCATTTGTGCAGTCAACCCATCGATTCGACATTGCGACGTAATAACCGAATGGGTGCATCGATTGATCATCTAGTTCCGATTAGTCGAGGGGGCGCTGATCAACCAACCAATGTCGCAGCGGCACATCTGACCTGCAATCAGCGCCGGAACAACAGGCCATTGTCATGAGTTTCCAACCGAGTACCAATGCGCTGATATTGGGCAACGACGATACGGCGCAGCCGTTAGCGGACGATGAACGATTCTATTCCGTGACGACAATTCTGAACGCCCTAGATCGTCCAGCCTTGCTCTATTGGGCAGCTGAGGAAGCGGCCAAATGCGCGGTCAAGAATCGCACATCATTGGGACCACGCCTGAAGGCCGAAGGCGCTGAGGCACTGATCAAATGGATTCGCGATGCGATGTATCGCAAGATTCCCGGCCAACGAACAGCAGCCGATCTTGGCACCGATGTTCACGCGGCTTGCGAGGAATACGGACTCACCGGTATCAAACCGATCGTCGATGAAGAAGTCCAACCGTTTCTCGATCAGTTCGATGCGTGGTGTCAGAAATGGCAGCCGATCTATCACATGGTCGAGGCTGCGGTCTACAACAGAACCTTCGGTCACGCGGGCACGCTCGATGCCGTTGCGGAGATCGAAGGTCAACTGTTGATGATCGACTACAAGACATCACGCAAATCATTTGACGGTCGACCGACCAAGGCAAATCCGAAGGGCAAGCCGACTGGTCCTTACCCCGAGACGGCGTTGCAACTCGCCGCGTATTCACACGCAGAACTTGTGGCCGTGTGGCGCGCGCGACGATTTGAGAAACAGCGTCGCCGTTATTACCTATTGAACACCGACGAGGTGTTACTTGGCGAACCGCTCCCTAAGACTGATGGCGGCGCGGTGATCCACATCACACCCGAGCATTGCAATCTCCACATCCTCAGGTGTGACGATGAAGTGTTCGAGAAGTTCCTGCATCTCCAAGAAGTATTCGCATTCACACAAGACATGGCGAAGGCTGTAGTTGGCCCCGCCCTAGAGAGGAATTGATCCATGCCCATTCTCGACACTCAACGCGCACTCGCGCAGACCGGACGAATCAGGATCGGGGCCAAGATTGAAGGCACGCGCCAGAATGGAACGAAATACACGCGCCCTGACAAGCTCAGTACGTTTCGCCTGACCTCAGCGAATCGCAAGGCGATCGAGGCGGCAGCGGCCATCTATGGCGGCGAAGCGGTCCCGTGGGGCGACGCTCCAACACCGGGCCAATGGGAGTTGTTCACCGAGTCGGACGTCCTGCGTGTCACGATCCTGCCCGAAGAAATGAGTTTTACTCAGTGGTACGAACTCTGGTCGGGCGGGGGTTGCATTCGTCGTTGCAACGGTCAATGGAACTCGATCATCGAATCGCCCTGCATCTGTGACGCGGAGGATCGTGAATGCAAACCGCACACGCGCATCTCGGTCATGCTCACCGATCTTCCCGGCGTTGGACTTTGGCGGCTCGACACGCAGGGCCAGTACGCCAAGAGCGAACTCGCGGGCGCGTTCGAGCTGGGCAAACTGTTAATGCAGGCGACCGGTCGATCGCTGCTTGCCGGAACGCTCCGTCTCGACCAGCGCACGTCCAAGGACGTCGATGAGGGCACACATCACTTCGTTGTCCCTGTCCTCGATTTCGACGTGGACTTGGCAGCGTTGACCGCGCGCGATCCTCGCGGCCTCACACCGGTCGCACAGGCCGCACTCGGGGCTGGTGAGCCGGTGTCGCTCAAGAGCGAGATTGATCGTGTCAACGCCGACGCGCCACGATCGACACGAGCCAACGCCGCCGAACCAGTCAAGTCGACTGGCGTCGCCCTACGCCCGCGTGGGACCGTGTCAGAGGACATCGGTGATGGAATGGAACCATTCGAGCGCACGATCGATCAGGCGTCGACCGACACGCTGTTGACACTTCTCGGCACCCTGTCAAACACCGAGAAGGACATCGTCACTGAGCGATGGATTACGGCGAACATTCCGCCCATCGCGCATGGTCTAACGACCTACGAGGCGACGGCGGGAACGAACCTCGTCATGGACTTGTTCGACGAGATCGAGCAAGCGGAAAAGACGTTGAATGATGGCATCCCGGGCAGCGGCACCATGATCGACGAGGAACATCCCCACGCCAACTCGCGCAGTCGTGGCGCTGCGCCATTCGACGAGTCGAACTACGACACCGCCAAACCCAAGGCGACGCGCACCCCGACCGGGGCCATCACGCAGAAGCAGGTCGGCATGATCTTCGGGAAGCTGAAGGCGCTGAACATCGTCGACGAGGACGATCAGCACGCCTACGTCGCGAGCATTGTCAGCCTCGAATCACTGTCCAGCATGAGCGATCTGACGAAGGCACAAGCGCACAAGGTCATCGACACCCTGATCGATCGAGCGGGCTAGAGTCGCGACCTAGTCGAAAAGACGAACGCCCCATGACCGAAATCACGGGGCGTTCGTCTTACCGATCCGGGTAGAAAGGCTTGACGTGAGTATACGAGTTATGACAGCAGTTTTCGATGCTGAAGGATTGACCGCCCACGAGAAGATCGTTGCGCTGGCACTGGCTGACCACGCGCACGATGACGGCAGCGAAGCTCGATGTGGCAACGCCCGCATCGTTCGCAAGACGGCGTTGTCGCTTCGAACGGTCCAGACCACGACGCGGCAACTCGTCGCCAAGGGGATCGTCGAGGTCCAACGAGAGGCCACGAATCGCGACCCCAAGTGGTATCGATTCCTGCTGACCGAGGATCAGAAGTCTCTCGCTAGGGGTGCAGCAGTGACACCCCTAGATGATCTTGGGGTGCAATCTGAGCAATCTAGGGGTGCAAATGACGACATCTTGGGGTGCAGCCCCCGCACCCAAACCATCAATGAACCATCCATTGAATCATTATCACCAGAAGATGAGTTCGAACGACTCTGGCAGCACTACCCGCGCAAGATCGCCAAGGCCGCTGCATTCAAGGCAGTCACCGCGACGATCAAACGCGGCGTCTTTATCGACGAGCTGGTCGTGCCCACGATCAACTACGCCGAGTCTCGTCGCCGCGCCAACGAACCTCAATTCACATTGCACGGGGCCACGTTCTATGGTCCGTCCGAACGATGGCGGGATTGGGTTGATGATGGCGCTGGGATTGCCGAGACTCCATCAGACCCCGCGACGATGCAACGCGACTTCGAAGCGCGACGTCGCCAACAACTCATCGACGAGGAAGCGACACGCTTCGCTGAGATCACATCAGCTGCGAACGTGGCCGCGCCGATGCCCACAGAATTGCGGACGTTCCGTGACAAGCGAAAGGGGTTGACGAGATGAGTGATCGGGTCGATAAGTTGATAGCGGATTTGATGGAGATCGGCATAACACGATCGAATGGTCTGGCGTATTACCGACACGGGGAGCCGACGCGTGCTGAAATTCTCGATGTTATCGATCGTTATTTTCTACCCGAATGTGATCGGTGCGGGATCACGAATGGGCATCTCCCGTATTGTCCGAACGGCGATCACGCACAACGACACGCCGGGTCGGTCGACTGGTCATTGGAATACCTCACATTGTTAGAGCGTGTTCAGAAGTTGACTGAGGCGCTGAGTGGATGGAGGCGCATCGACCCCGAACCTGAACGGAAGCCGACGCACATCTACCGAGAGACAAATATGGTGACGATCGTTCGTGACGACATGAGCAACGAGGGTCACTACAACCACTACCTCATCGAGTTCCGCGATGGCGAGAGGCGCATCGTGGATGTCAAAGATGTTCGTCTGATCGTCGCTAAACCCGAACCGCGATTCAACATTGGCGATCGAGTCAAGGTCGATAAATTGATCGATCACTTCACGTCTGGAATGCTTGGCGTAGTTGTGTCGTGGGCAAATGTTTCCGAGTATGCCGATCGAACGTTCAATTACGGGATTCAGCTCGATAATGAAACAGAAAATCCCCGTTTCTACGACGAGAAATATCTGCGCCGCCACGATCCGAAGGATGAAGCATGGGAATGGGTCGCGTGGAAACTTGAGTGGCCCGAGGAAGAACAAGAAAATCGAAGGGACGAGTTCTATCAGTTACTCGATGCGGTCATTGAGGAAGCCAAGCGATGAGCGACCAACCCAAGTCCGGCAACAACTCTCGCTGGCTCGAATCGGCACCGCTATTCGCGTCGCTTCGCATAGAGGCATCAGTGATGGTCAACGACGACAAGTCGACCGCTCACCCGTGCATCAGCTTCAGGTTCGGTGACGGCAAGGACGGCGACGTATCGACCGCCACATTCCTCGCCACACCGCGCCGACTGGCCGCGATGGAGAACGCGATCAAACGTGCGCGCGCTCACGCCGAGAAGGGGGCGCGCATGGCACAACACGAATTGCGCGAGAAAAACTTGAAGAAACTTTCCGACCCCGTGCAATCACTAGCGATTGACGAGTCAGAACAGCCCGAATCAGACATTGCGTCCGAGGCGTCTGTCTAGTATCGTGTATACTTGTAGATAGCGGGGACGTCCCACACCTTGGAGATGGGAGCAGATATGAAGGTGGACGCATGAGGACCGGTGGCGCGGGCGTCGGTGGCGACGTCGAGATCGTCGGGACGTCCGGCTGGGCGAGATTCAAGGCGCGCGGCGTCATCATCGAAATTGACCCTCACTACACACATCCAGTCAAGGTCAAGATCAACGGCGAGCGACTGAAGAACGGCGAGTGGATCATGTTTGCCGACGAGGACATGGACGATAACTACCTGTGTCGATTCAAGTGGGGCGAGCTGAGGTTGATCGCGTCATGATTGACATCACCTATCGCGTCATCGACGATCGACCGATCGAATGGAGTAAGACGCCTTCATGGCAACTGCCGTGGTCGCCCTTCACTGCGCCGTGGTCAAAGACGCGCGACCTACTCGACAAGGAACTGAACCATATGAACGCGCGCAAGGTCGAACTGGCACTTGGGCTACGAGCTGGCGATCTAAATCGTGATGGCTCGATCAGCGCACGCGCACGTCTCACCGACCCCGGCGTGATCCTGTCGTTCGAGACATCGAAGCATGGCGTCCTGACCTACCCGTGCCGCACCTACACCGGACGTCCCGAGTCGATGGCGTGGCAGGAGAACGTGCGCGCCATCGCGCTCGGACTAGAGGCGCTGCGAAAGGTCGAACGCTACGGGATAGCTGCACGCGGCCAGCAGTACGCGGGCTGGCGCGCACTGGGCGCGGGGATTCCATTAGAAGGATCGATGACCGAGGCCGAGGCATGGCGCGTGCTGCGCGAGGCCGTTCGTCATCCTGACTCGACGGTGCGATCGAAGGATGTCGAATGGCTGTTCCGTATCGCGTCGCTGGAACATCACCCGGACGTTGGTGGGGACTCGGATCACTTCGCGCGACTCGTGACGGCACGGGCGATTCTGGTGGGGGCATCATGACCACCATCTACGCCCTCATCCTGTATTCAGCCAAGAAGATCGACTCGATCGTCTGCATGAACTGTGCGACCGACGACGAGCGCAACGCCCACGCGCTGCCAGAGGCGGGCAGCTGGCCGATCACCGCCAAGGGGTTAGTCATCTGTGATCGATGCGGGAAGGTGTGCGAATGATGACATCGACTCGTCGTGCCTCGTTGGTGATGTTCAGTTTCGTATGCGTAGCGGGAATGTTCGTCAGCGACAGAGATTGGATCGGCGTCGCCATGACGCTCATCACTGGTGGCGTGGCTGCGCTGATCGCGGGCGTGAGGGACGCTCGATGACCATGCCGTTCGTTTCGAAGCGCGCCAGCGGTTACGTCATGTTCGTTGATGGCAAGCAGATCGCAGTCAGTGAACTGTTCACGGCTCGCGAGGTCAAATCGATTCGCAGGACAATGAGACGCACGATGCCTCGCGCGACGATTCGAGTGATGTCGGTCCATCGGGTCAGGTATTGATGATGAAGCGCAGCGGACCCCCCGAACGAAAGACGCCGATGCGCCGTGGTGACTCGCAACTCAAACGCTCCCGGCTGAACCCGATGAGCGCGCGACGTCGCAAGGTCAATGTTCAGCGCCAGAAGAATCTCGTCGCGGCGTGGGGACCGCGACCGTGGCGGTGCATGTTCGGCCAGCTCATGAGTCGCGTCGCATACATACTGCGCCCCGACGAACTCAAGTGCTACGGACGAGTCGATGCACACGAGATCGCCAAGCGAGGGCGCACCCACACCGACGAAAACTTGCTCGATGTTTCGGGCATGGTCCCACTGTGTTCGCATCACAATTCGATGGTAGAAAATCATCCCGCAGTTGCGGAAGAAGTTGGACTCTCGAAGCCGAGCGGTCCATCAACAAAATCCGTGCAGTACCGAGAGAGAGGCAAGTGAATGGCGAAGGATGAGATTGATCTAGGCACCGCACCCGATGGCACACCCATCACATCGATTGCGGTCAGCCTGAATGTCGGCAGCGGACTCAACGCCGCCGTCGAGGTCCAACCGATCCAAGCGAAAGCTGGTGACACATTGTTCATCGCGGTCAAGGCGCAGTTCGTGAAGGACCGTTACGACTACGAGTTCGACGACAACAACGAGATCACTGGATGCGAGAAGGTCCTAATGTTGTCGACGCGCGGAGCGACGTTCGTCGATGGCAAGACTGTCCAGCAGTCAATCCAGTCGATGACCGATCGAATCGCGGAACACGAGCAGTCGAAAAGGGACGGCCAAAAGGCGTTCGAGTTCGACGAGACATCCGACGATGAGGAATCGAACGTGACGCCCATCGCCAAGCAACGAAAGGCTGAATAACAATGCCCGAACCGACCCGCGCTGAGGACTACGAACGTCTGACGTGGATTGCCGACCAGCTCGACGAACTCGGCGCGCAGGGCGTCGCCATGCGTCCGTCGCTGGTGACGAACCCGTACTACGACGAGCGACGCCTGATCTGGAATCGTCGCGTGCGTCGTGGCGATTCACAGGCTGAACTAGCACGCCAGTCGCGGGTCGGTCGGGCACAGATCGCGCAGGGGATCGAACCCCAGCGTCTCGCGGTGGCGCGTCGACGTCGCCGGATGGCCGGAATAGTGGCGGAATAACAGGGTTTTCAGGGTATTTGACAGTCTGTGTCTAGTTGTGTGTATAGTTGTGACATGACCTTGGAGATGGGAATAGAGATGACCGACATGGTGAACCCAAAGTGGCAAGCCGCCTTTGATGCGATGACTGCGCGGTCGCTGAAGATCAATCCTTCAGCCAAATACGAACTTGATCAAGAACGCGCACACGCTCGTCCTGAATTGTTCGATATGTTCCTCGCTGCCGTTGTCGAGCGCGACACCTTCACGGCGAGCGCCGCGAAGCGTGGACGTAATGCAAAGTTTCCATACGTTCCCGTTCTGAAGTTGAATCTGGGATCGATCGCAAAGACTCAGAATCCGGCGCGCGGACTCGCCTTCGCTACTCGCGAAGAAGCTATCGCCTGCGCGCAAAAATGCATCGACGACTCGAACGTTCGCATGGCGCTACAGATGACGATCCAGCGTCACCGCGCTTCTCGTGAGGACTATGGATTCGCGCGCGAACTGGCTGACGTGGTGATGCCATGACAATCGACCGGCCACTCGTGTATGCCAGCTCCGGTGCCGTGAAGCAGGACGGACCACTTCTGATCTGCATATGCAAGACCTGTGGCGATGAGATCGTGTTCGCCACGTCGCGCAAGACCAACAAGAAATATCCAGTCAACATTCGTCGCGGTCATCTGGACCAGCGGTTCTACATGAAGAACGACATTCACAAGTGCGAGCGGCCATGACCACTCGCCGCATCGTCACCTACCAGCTGGGTAAGAAGCACGACCGACGCGACGCCCCCGGCCCGATCTACCCGATGGGATCGTTCCCGACATTCAAGGCCGCGTTCAATGCCTCAGTGTCGTGGCACGGCAAGAACAAGTCCTACCGCGTGATCACGCGCCAATCGATTCCGGTGTACCTGTGATCATCGTCATCGTTCTGGCTGCAGTGGTTCTTGTCGGGGCTGTCATTGTTCGCCTCGTATTGAATGCACGCGCGCGTCGTCGGGCGCTCGAATCATCGGTCGGATACCAGCTCAATCAATTGGCGATCGCGATAAACGGCGTCATGGTTGCATATGGACGCGCACTGGTGCCGGTGATCGAGCAATGGAACAAGTCGGTCAACGAGATCGTGGCGAGTTTGGGCGACGCCCTCGCGGACGAAACATCGATCGCGCTGCGACTGGATGACACGGACGGCCAGACCCCATGACCCGCGTCAATCGCAAGATCACATTCAGCGACAAGGATCAGGCGCGCATTCATTCAGCTGCACGAGCATTGAACACGACGCAACGAGAGTTCGTCGAATGGTGCGTGCGCCAAGGACTCGATGAGATCGAAGGCGTCGCGCGTGAATCGATGATCGAGCAATATCGAAGGGAGACAACATGAGCCAATCCCCCGAGCTGCATGACGGCATCGTAGGGATGTGCGAACGCTGCGGTCAGGAACACGATCTGACGAATGGATGCTCCGCGTTCCCCGAGCCAAGCGAGGTAGTGGGGACGTGCGACGTGATTATTGGCGAAGGCCATGAGCCACAAGGGAACGAGCCTCATACCGAATTACCATCGTGCAAACGTTTCCAACCTCTCGACGTGGACGCAGCGCGAAGCACCTGCTGGCATTCGCGCATTCCACATCGCCACAACGAGGCCGGTGATTGCTGGGACGACCGCGACGACCGGATCGCCGCCCTCGAAGCCCAACTCGCCGCTGACGTGCCGGAGTTGGAGTGGGCGCGAGAATCTTCGACATGGATCGCAGGAGGATGGCTCGTGTGGGAATACAAGCCCGATGACTGGTCCGTGAACATCACCAGTTCAATCGGTGAAGCGTTCATCACCTCGCGCCCCACTCTCGCCGCTGCTCAATCACTGGCAGCGCGAATCCAGCGCGAGATTGACCGTGAGGGGGATTCCAAGTGAAAACGATTGACCGAGTTGCGTGCGCTGCGGGATCGGGCCTGTTCGCTGCCCTCGCCATACAACCAGCGTCACAATGGAAGTATCACGTTTACCCCGCCGCGCACTCAATCTCTCTTGGTCTCGCAGTTGTGTTCGGACTGATCGCCCTGCTACCGAAAGGGGACACCAGTGAGTGACCGCATCGAGGAAATCCGCGAGAGGCTGGCGAAGGCCACGCCGGGACCGTGGACGTGGGGCGCTATCGAGGACAGTGGCTCAACCGTGTTCGCTCCGAGTCGCAAGTTGAATCTCGCCGCAGTGTGGCGCAATTACGACTCCAAAGACGCGCCACAGAATCACGAGCAAGATGCAGCGTTCATCGCCAACGCGCCTTCTGACATCGACTTCCTGCTCCGTGAACTCACCGCCGCTCGTGAGGCGATAGACGAGGCAGCGAAAGCGTTGTTCCGCGAGCGCACCTTTCACCCCGACTTGTGGGCATGGCCTGACCGCAAATGCGCTCAATGCCACGCGCTGCAAATCTTGGACCGCGCCATTCTTGACCAGTCAGGAGACGCGGGATGAGCGACGAACTGTGCGGATTTTGCGAAACAGAGGAAATGAGGGACGACTGCCCCGCGCCGTGGCGACACTCAAAGGTTCGCACTGTGGCGGTTGGCATGAATGGCGTGACAATGGAACCTCCAAACGAGAACCTGCAGGCACGCGTCATCTCTCATCTGACCGCCGAACTCTCACACCTCCACGACACACTCGACAACTTCTTCGCGGACAACGGGTTCACAGCGGAGAACGGGTATGAGGATTACGACCGGACGGCTGAGCTTGAGCCACAACTAATCGCAGTCACGAGGGAGATTCAACGGATGAAGGGGAAGAAGTGAGCGAGAGCATCGAAGTGCAATTTGAGGACGGCACGGTGACGCTGATTCTTGACGTGAATCCGTGGCTGCTCCCCAAAGACGTGTTCGTGCGGTTGAGCGATCTGATCGAGGACGTGAAATCGCTCGGTAGCGTGAAGGCCGCAGTGAAATCGCCGTCAACGAACGGCGATAAGCCAACGTCCAACGGCAAGCGTGGTCCGACCGGCAAGCGCACCAGCTGGGATGCCGAGATTGCTGAACTGGCAGCCGATCCCGAACTGGAACGTGAGTTCGCTGGTTCGACGCTCAGCGCATCACGTCAGTTGAAAACGAAACTGATCGACAAGTTCCCCGGCCTCTCGGTGCGTGTCGAGAGTCGAGGAACATCGGGCGTGTGCATCGTTCGCGCTGGCGCCTATCGCCCATGACCCCCTCACGGACACGGAGGGGGCGGTGACTCGGTTTGTCACCGTGATTGTCTTGTTGGCGGTCCTCACGATCAGTTTTTCCGCATCGGCCACGCTCATTCACCGCTCGCTCTATGTCGTGCTGGGTGACTCGAACGCGATGGACTCGGGTTCCTACAGCGTCAACCCATACACGGACAAGAACTACTACGCACCAGCGATCCAGAACGGGGCCGACACGCACGACTACTTGGCGTGGACCGCTTGGGACATGAAGGCGTCGATTCACTCAGTCGTCTCACTCGACTCACCGCAATTTCGCAGCGATGGCAGTCAGATATTCGGCCCCGAACTCGGACTCGCACGGGGACTGTGGAACAGGTATCACGTTGGCGCGACGTTCGTGAAGGGCGCACCACTCAACGCATCAGTCGCTAACTGGCTACCGGCCTCCACGATCACGTACTTGAAAGAACTGGTCACCAAGATCAAGGCCACCATCGCTTTTGATCGCACCAAGGGCTACGCCGATACGGTCAGGGGCTTCTACTGGAATCAGGGTGTGGCTGACGTGAACAAGACAACGATCAAGGCGCAGTACGTCGCACGGCTCAAGGTGGTCATCTCGTACCTACGGCAGGCGTTCGCGGCATCGACCGCGCCGCTGGTCATCGGTGAGTTAGACCTGTCCAAGAACGTCGCCTACCGCACGGCCAACGGGGGCTGCAACAATCCGTATCTGACGTGCGCTCAAGAGGCAGCGGGCAATGACGTGATCCGCTCGGCACAGGTGGCGATGGTGACAGGCTTCGCCCACACCTACATCGTGGACACGCGAGGGCTGACCCGTGACGGCAATCAGGTTCACTTGGACGACGCGGGGGATTTGACATTCGGATACAGATTGGCGAAGGTGACGCCGTGAACCCCTGCGATGGCGATGATCTCAGACCGTGTGACACTTGCGACTGCGCGCTGTATGCACTGCTGAAGAACGGACCCATCGGACAAGACCCACTCGAAGTCAAGATCGAGCATCGGCGCACTTATTCAGGGCGTTGGGTCGTCCTCATCAATGACCGGGACGTTCGACACGGCGATCATCCCGGTTGGCGCGAGATCGCGCACAAGGATCGCAAGGGCGAAGCGATCGCGCTGAAATGCGAACTATTGGAGGGGCGCATTACCGTCGACGCCCACGGAACTCTGCATCATGGGTGACGTCGACGAGGGCAAGGCTCGCATGGACGCAGCTCGCGCCCACGCCGCATCACTGAAAGCCGTCGAACCCATTGAGGAAGAACCAATCCCGACCGGACGCAGGCGCAGCGAGATCATGCTGGAACGCGCGCGACGCGAGAAGGAAAACCCCACGCCGGTTGAACCCGAATCCAAACAACGGCGCGACCTGTTCGACTGAGAATGTCACACATGGGTAAATGTGTGACATAGGATCGCCATCGTGAGCGAACCGAACACCAAGTCGATCGCACTGAAGATCGACGAGACGTTGCACGAGCGCATCATGACCAAATGCGAACGCGACGAGGTCAGTATGAGCCAATTCGTGCGTGTGGCGCTGAAATGGGCGTGTGACGAGGACGACAATCCCCAGCTGGCAACGCCCGCGCCGACATCGATCGAACCCCACGTCCCCGAAGTGATCAAGAACGCTATGCCGCGACGCATCGGGAGCCGAATGGTGATGCCCACTGGACGCGAATTCGTCAGTGATGGATTGCCTCGATGACCGAACCAGCCCGGACGCGCAAACCCAAGGCCAGAGAGGGCGAACGAACGGTATCGACCCGGCGCAACAACATCGCGAAGGCTGATGGTGCGCCACCGAAGCTGACTGACCATGTCCGAATCCCGCTGATCAATGCACTGAAACTCGGTAGCCCGCTCCCGATCGCGTGTGCATTCGCTGAAATCAGTGAGCAGACTGTCGAGCGATGGGTCGCATTGGGCAAACTCGCACTGCAGAAGCGCGCACAGGATCGAACACGCAATGAACGTCTGTATGCGAACTTCTTACCCGAATTTGAGAAAGCCTGCGCCGACTACTTCGTTCTCTCGCAATCGCAGCTCCACATACTCGGGACGCAACCGCTCGTCGACGACGATGGGAACAGACTTGATGTGTCACCCGAGGAAAAGCGAATCATCGCGGACGCCAACAAGTTCCACCTGACGCATCGCGCCAAGAAGCACTACAACACGCAGCAGAACGTGGAAGTGACCGGCAAGGATGGCAGTCCAGTCCTCGACTTCGATGCGATATGGGAACGAGCGCAAGTGATCTTGGCGCGACAGGATGATGGCGCGGTAGTCGAAGATGAGTGACCAGCGCCCCGTTCGTTCGACATACATCAACGTCCGCGTCCTACCCGCACTACGCGAACGAATCAAGGCCGACGCGCACGCCCAAGGTGTTAGTGAGTCAGTGATCGTGCGTCGCATCGTGGCGGGTCATTACACCAAGCAATGACGCTCCCCGCGAGCATGGACGCATTGTTCCGACTGGATCGGGACGTGTTCAAGTTCGTTGTTGGTCAGATGTCGCGCGACGATCAGATGGGGGTCGCGCAAGCTGAAGCCGAGGCGTACTCGCGCGACGAGGACCCGACACCGCTCGATCTCGCAATGCGCCTTGATCCAGCGATCGTGCCGACACCGGCACTGCGCCTACTGGCCGCGCAGATGGTGGGCGTCCGTGACGCGATCGAGGTCATGTACGAACGGCGCGCGCTGCACGCTGCGCTGGTTCGATCAGGCGTCGATGGCAAGGCCGCGATCGAGCGAGCGACCAAGACCATCGAGGATCGTGGCATCTCGCGTCTGATTATGTCGATGCCGCCACAGGAGGGCAAGTCGAATCTGATCAGCATCTATGGATCGATTTGGCTGTACCGCCAATTCCCGCAGCTGAAGGAAACGATCGTCAGTTATGACGGATCGAACGCCGAGACATTCAGCTACGCGATTCGTGCAGCGGTCGAACAGTTCGATGGAAGGGGCGACGAGGTCGATCTTGGGCTGCGTCTCGCAATGAATCAGAAGGCTGTCAGTCGATTCCGTTTCACGTCAGGCGGGACGATGTACGCAATCGGCATTCGTGGTGGTCTGACTGGACGTCCATCGGACTACATGAACATCGATGACCCGACGAAGGACCAAGAGGACGCCGACAGTGAAATCAATAGTTCGAAGAACTGGGAGTGGTGGTCGACGACCGCGCGTCCGCGTCTCGCGCCGTGGGCACCAGTGAGCGTCACGATGACGAGATGGAACGAGGTCGACCTTGGCGGGCGACTGCAAACCAAGCAGGTTGAGGATGAAGCACTCGGTCGCTCGAACTACGACAAATGGAAAGTGATCGTCATCCCCGCACAAGCCGACCATGACCCCAGTCGCGGCGAGAGGGACATCCTCGGTCGTGAACCCGGTCAATGGCTCGTCAGCGCACGAGGACGTTCCGACGCTGAATGGGAGGCCACACGCGCCGCCACGATCGATCGTCACTGGTCTGCGCTCTATCAGGGCAAGCCAACGCCGGGGATCGGTGACATCTTGCACGAGGACTGGTGGGGACGCTATGACGCGATCATGTGGAGTCGCCAGAAGGACGGCACCTACCTCGTGCCGGGATGCGAACTCACGCAGTCGTGGGACTTCACATTCGATAGCACGAAGGGATCGGACTTTGTTGTTGGTCAGGTATGGGCGAAGCGAGGCGTCGAGTCGTTCCTGATCTATCAAATCCGCGACCGACTCAGCTTCCCAGAGACGATCGACGCGGTGTTGCGTGTCACACACTTATTCCCGCAGGCCCGACGCAAGATCGTCGAGAAGAAAGCCAACGGCGCAGCGGTGTTGTCGACGCTCCGCAAGCAGGTCGCGGGCATGGTCCCGGTCACACCCGATCAGTCCAAGACCGCACGAGCTGAGGCGTCGTCGATCTTCGTGAGGGCCGGGAACTTCTGGCTGCCGACCGATGATGTCGCCCACGTCAGTCAGACATTGGCGTTCGACGTGCAGGGATTCATCGCGGAGACAAAGGCGTTTCCCCACGGCGCGCACGATGACCAAGTCGACGCATGGAGCCAGTATGCGAAGATGCTCTACGTCGAGGGGAGCCAAGCGCGCCTCATATCCCCCGTTGGCCGATTACCGCGCGGTAGCCTCCCCCCCAAGGACACACGCGAACAACTCTCGCCAATGCAGGTGCGATTGCTCGCCGCGAGCGAAGGGAATTAGTCGTGTCAACTGACAACGCGGGGCGTTTGATCGCCCTCCTATCATCCGTAGGTGCGGGCAACGCCGAGATCGTCAACTCAGGCACCGCAGTTTCACTGGCTGCGCCATCCGTAGCCAACGTCTCAGTTCTTTCTTTGACGGGTGTCGCGCCAGTGATCACCGTGCCCGCACCAGCGCAAGCCGGATCGGTCAAGACGATCTTCATCATCCAAGATGCCACTGCCCGAGTTCCTTCATGGGCCGGTGCGACAATCAACTGGCAGAAGGGCAGCGCGCCAACAATCTCGACGACCGCTTCCGCCGTTGACGTCGTTGAATTGACGTCGCTCGATGGAACAACGTGGGAGGGCGAGTTCATCCTTGCACCGTCGGCGGCGTATACCAAGACCTACAACACACCGGCTCGAACGATCGCAGCAGCCACCGCTGCCGCCATCGCGACGACCTCTGCTGCATTGACGTCCTATGGATTCGCTCAGGCTCAGGCCGACTCGATTCCGGTGGCGATCAATGCACTGGTCGCGGACAATCTCAATCTTCGGCAACTCATCGTCGCCCTCGTTCAAGACTTGGAGCAGCGCGGACTACTCGGTTAGTTCGGCGCTAACAACGCGCCGTGAGCGATCTCGACATCGAAGAACGGGTCAGAGACATCTTTCCCGCCGAGGTATTGACACCTGACGGTGCAATGCTGACGGCGTGCCGAGTGTTCATCTCGAATCGACGGCTGATCGTGTGGCGCATCGGTGAACGCGGGTCGCCCTATGTGGCCCTCGAAATGAATCACGCGGAACCACTGACCATCGAGCAAATGCAGGCGACGATGATGAAGGACGACCCGATCGTCGTGACTGGTGATCAAGGATCGGCGTACATCAACAAGGGACTTGGCGGGTGCTGCGGACATCTGGCGCTCAAGGCACTGATCCCACCGTGGGCGATGTCATGAAATGGAAGTGTCCCGCGTGCGGCGAGATTGTCGAACTGGTGTGGGCGTTCATGCACATACGCGAATGCGCGACGGTGACGGCGGCGCTGCCGGACCTCTACGTCGAGGCTGACGCGATCGTGAGGTCGGCACGATGAGTTTCACGCCGGTATCGGTCCAAGGCACTTACCTCAATCCCGACGACACGCCCGCATCGGGACAGGTCAACTTCCAGCTGACCGCACCGATGGTCAATGGCGATGAGGTCGCGAATCCGACTGGCATCGCTGCACCACTGAACGAAGCCGGACAGATCACCGCGCGCAACACCGAGGCGCTGATCCTGTTCGCCAACAACGACACCGGCACGACACCGTCTGGTCCATCAGCGGCCTACTACTGCACACCGCTGATCAATGGCGCGGTATCGGACAAGACGTTCTACTTCTATCTCGACAAGGACGCGACGGTCGATGAAGATCGCGCAACGATCACGATCAACAAGAACGTGGTCACGCTGGGCAAATACATCGCGGCATCATCAATGGTCGGTCGTACCATCACTGGATCGTTGATCCCCGGTGGCACGACAGTCACCGACTACGACTTCAAGAAGAACACGCTGACTCTCAGCAACAACGCAACGGGATCATCATCGGGGCCAACAGGGGCACTCGTGATCGGCGGGGCTGTCGACCTGTCGACAGTCGCGGAGTATCTTCAACCTGATTCCCTAGTTGCCTTCATCCCTTGGGTCGCACCGACCAATGGGTATGTGCTGACAGGTGATGGATCGCACTGGGTCGCAGAACCGGCCAGTGGAGGCGGTGCAGTCCAAACAGTCGTCGCGGGACTCGACATCGCGGTCGATTCGACTGACCCTCATCATCCGATCGTCTCGATTCCGGCCAGCACGTTCGACGCCTTCGGCGCAGCGGCCACGGCCTACGGCAATGCCGTCAGCGATGCAGCAGCGAGCGCAGCCAGTCTTTACGTCCCCCTGATGCAACGCGGCGCGTCCAGCGGCGTTGCCACGCTCGACGGCAGTTCGCACGTCCCGCTCGCACAGCTCAGTGGGATCACTGGATCGCAACTCGCTAACGACATCGCGCTTGGTGGTAATCCAACAACGACGACACAGACGGCGGGGAACAACAGCACTCGCGTCGCCACGACTGCCTACGTCGATGCAGCGGTGACGGCCAGCGCCTATTCAGCGGGCACCGGGATCACGATCGCCAGTCATGTCGTCTCGATCACGAACACGGCTGTCACAGCCGGGGCATACGGTGATGCCGCACATACGCTCGTGACAACGGTGAACGCGCAGGGCCAACTCACGGCGCTGGCAGCGACGGCCATCAACATCCCGCATACCGCGATCAGCGATTGGGCTGCGGCGACGTCGAGCTTCCTCACGACCGTTTCGGGGATCACTGTGGGCGGCGACCTCGCCGGAACGCTCGTCAATCCGACTCTCGCGGCTACGGCGGTCACACCCGGCACCTACGGCGACGGAACGCATGTCGGGCAGTTCACGGTCGACCAGAAGGGCCGACTGACGTTCGCGGCCAATGTCACGATCACTGGCGCGGCCCCGACTGGCGCAGCTGGTGGAGTCCTGACCGGCACCTACCCGAACCCCGGACTCGCGAACACGACAGTCGCCGCATCGAGCTATGGATCAGCGTCGAGCGTCGGCACGTTCACGGTCGGCGCAGATGGACGACTCACCGCAGCGGCATCGACGGCAATCGCCATCACTCATACTGCGATCACGGATTGGTCAACGGCGACGAGCGGATTCGTTACATCAGTTACCGCTGGTTCGGCAGCGGTGTCGATCGGTGGTACGGCGACCGCCCCGACCGTGGACCTGCCGAACACAGGGCCGGGTGCGGGTGCGACAGGAACGACTGCTGCACAATCCTTGGCGCTCACGCTTGATGCGAAGGGCCGAGTGACTGCGTTCGCGAACACGGCCATCGCCATCGCTGAATCCGCCGTCACAAACCTCGTCAGTGATCTTGCACTGAAAGCACCACTAATAAGCCCGACGTTCACGGGAGCACCAATTGCGCCAACCGCTGCGCCCGGAACGAACACGACGCAATTGGCGACGACTGCCTTTGTCACTACCGCTAATGGTGCCTATCTACCGCTCGTGGGCGGCACGATGTCTGGTCCCATTATCGGGCTACAAGACAAGGGTTCACAAATCTTCAATGTCAAAGCGTATGGCGCAAAGGGCGATGGAGTCACCGACGACACGGTTGCGATTCAGGCAGCGGTCACCGCAGCGCAAGCGACTGGCTATGGCGGAGAGATTTATTTCCCACCGGGTGCATACCGCACATCAGGTCCGATCGTGGTTCTTGGCACCAACACACTCGGACAAAATGGCGGCATAGTCTTTCGTGGTTTTAAGGGAGGCAACGCAGCGGCCTATTGGGATGTCATCAATGGATCAATCATTCGTCCGCTTTCGACATGGGCGAACCCGACCTATCACTCGTCATACGGCGATGGCGTTCTCACATTTGTTGAAGGAAACCCCGGAGGCGTATGGCCCGCGAACGTCATACTCGCGTCATGCGGAATCCGTGACCTCTATATCGACTGCACGTCGCTTCCAACATCAACCACAATCACCGCCGCAGTTGCATCAGGAACCACAGTCGCCGCAACTGTCGCTGGCTACGACTACACCGTCGGTCAATCGATCACGGTTACTGGTGCAGCCGGTGGCACATGGTCGAATGCGAATGGGACATGGACCATCGCTGGCGTCGCGGGATATCTGGCGATCGTGTCGGCCATTAGCACGGCCAACATCGCAGCACTGACCGGGACACCGACCATCGATGGATTCGCCACCAGCGCGGGGCAGCGAGTTCTTCTAGTTGGTCAATCAACGCCATCGCAGAACGGTGTTTGGGTTACGAACGCGGGTGCATGGACACGCCCGACCGACTTCTTCGCTGGCTTAGTCACTGGCCCTCTAACTACGTTCTCAACGAACGGAACCGCCAAGGCGAATCACGGTTATGTCATGGTGACAGCTTCTGTCACAGTCGGAACGACCGCGCAGACTTGGGTGGAGTTCGCTACGACCGCTGCGACTTCAGCGAAGATCGTCACATTCGTTGTTGGCACAGGGCCAACGGGCACCTACACCGCGTCAACGGGCACACTCGTTACTGCGGGCGGAACGTATTACAGCGTCGATGGAGTGCTTGCCTATGGCGCGGTCAATGGCTTCGACATCGATCGCCTCTACATCAATCACCCGACCGGCGTCGGGATTCATACTGTTGTTCCGGTCGTGTCGGGATTGGCTCACAACAACGGTGGATGGCACGTTACGCACTCCTACGTGGGTTACTCGGGGCTGCAAGGAGTCGCTGGCTACTTCGGTGACTCGTCGTGGTGGGACGTCCACACACAGGGCGCGGGTCTTTCTGGCTCGGGAGCTGGATGGGACTGGACTGGATCAGAAAATCGTCTGTTCGGTTGTCGGTCTGACCTCTCGCAAGGTAACGGATTCAAATTCGCTGCGGCTGATGCTCAAGATGAGAGCACGCATTTCATCAACTGCACAACGCTCGACAACAACTCTCACGGATTCAACTTCACGAATCCCGGTGGATCGGGCACTACATGGACGACGCCCTACACACTGGTCAATTGTGAGTTTCACGGTGATGGAGTCAACTCATCGACTTGGATCAATGGCGTTCCAACAACTGGCATTGGCTCCGCTGGCGGTGCTGGTGTTCTTGTCGTCGGTCAGACATATGCGTTCCTCGATCATTGCGGTACGCGCTCACGCAATCAGATGATGCTCGGCGTCGGCTCGCAAGATGCGATGCCATTCAATGGGGTGAGCGTCGGTAACTCATTTTCAGGAAATGCAGTTGTTCAGGTAGATGGTGGTCTATGGAATGTTTCATCGAGCGGGACCGCGTTCAACAACACTGGCGCGGCATCGTATTTTTACGCGTCGCGCTCCACCATGAAGTCAACGGGCTTTGAATCAACCAGTCCGGTCTTTGGTGGGACTGCCGAGAAGATCGCTCTTGACATGGGAAACGCGCAGATCAATAACTTGCAGAATGGTGCCGCTGCTCAAGATGCGGTTGCGTTCAACCAGTTAGCGACGACGATTTCTGCATCAACGATTGCCGGTGATGTCGGCGGCACGATTGCAGCCACCAGCGTCAATAAGATCAAGGGCACGACACTGGCCGCGAGTGTCGGAACCGTCTCAACGGATGGCGCGCTGCTCATGTATGACGCAACGGATAGCAATTGGCAGGCATATCCACCAGCGACGGCCAGTGACGTTGCATTCGTGTCATCGGGTGGGCGCACGACGTTCACCGCAACTGTTCGGAGAATCCGGGGCGTCCTGTTGGACCCGACGACAGTTGGCTCGCCCGCAACCGCAGCGGTACTTATCTACAACGGCTCGACACAGTATGAGGCGCATGTTGTATCGGGCGATGCATCGATCGCCGCTGGAGGCTCGATTGCGGTCACTGCAATACAGGGCGTTGCCTTCTCGTCAGCGCAGGCAGGGATTCTCGCGGCGCTGCAAAAAGAAGTTACGCGCACCAGTTCAGCTACGGTCGCTGCGGGCGAGTTCACTGTTTACAATGCGGCGACTTCTTCGCAAGTGATGACCCTTCCCTCAGCACCGGCTAACGGGACCGTCAATGCGTTGGTCGCTGCGGGGTCGGGCACCGTTCAATGGGCGTGCGGCGCGGGCGATCAGTTCTGGCTTAATGGCGGAACTCAATCGACGCTGAACCTGAACCGTAATGAATATACGGTTGCGATCTATGACGCAACCGGACAAACATGGTGGATTTATGACAACAATCATGCGGGGCGTCTCATCGGAACATCGCTTTCAACGGTCGTCACAACGCTTGGCGCTGGTACTGCTGCGAACCGTGACAATTCCACCAAGATTCCCACCACCGCCTATGTCGATTCCAAGGGCATCAGGGGAACGCCCGACTCGGCTACGACATCCTGCACTGCCTCGACTCAAGTAGTGATCCCCGGGACTTCGATTCACTTCGCTACAAGTGAACTTGTCGTCGGCAACATCTACCGATTCAAGTTGGCCCTCACCAAGTCAGCGGGTACGGCGACGTGGACCGCCAAAGTTTGCTTCGGGACAGCGGGCGACAACACGGATGGCGCGATCGCAACGTGGACCTCGGGAACCAACACGGCGGGGCCGGATCGAGCGGTATTGGAAATACTCGTCCGCATCACTGTTCTCGGATCAGGTTCGTCGGCCACGGCTGTATGCAGTGCCTTCTACTCGAACCAGTTGACCGACACAACAGGACTCGGCAGCATCGCTCTAGCACCGGGATCGACGGCGGGCTTTAACTCCACCGCGACGACACCCTTCATTCATGTTGACATCACGGCGGGAGCATCTACGACTATGACCGCATCCGGGTACGCGGAGCGAGCCGCCTAATGTCCCGTAACGCGACGACAGTCCGCTACCATCAACGAATCCAAAGGAAGGGGATTCGTGGCGCGGACAATGAAGTACGGCGAGGTGGTGCCGATCGAGGAACAACTGAAAGTCTTGGACTCACGAATCGAAATGATCCGTGCGAACATCACGCGCAATCAGAGCAATGGCTTCGAACGCGAGTTCATCTTGAAGATGGCGAAGAAGCGCAAGGCGTCAGCCGAAGAACTGAAATCCCTAGAGGACGCATGCGCGGACATCGACGGAATGATCGACAAGGACAATCAGGCGATCAAGGATGTCCTCGCGGAGAAAACGTTATTGACGAGCAATCGCGCGGGAAAACGCGCCGAGAAGAAGATCGCTCCACGACCCCGCAAGGCACCGGCCAAGAAGGTCGCCAAGAAAGCCACCACCGCCCGCACTCGGCGCTAGTCGCTGCCCGACAGGGGGCGTCGTGACTCACTCGTGGTTGCTGCTGACCATCTATGGCCTCGCGTGTTTTCGTTTGACCAGACTGGTCGTCACCGACGACATCGGGGCACCGATTCACGAATGGCTGCGCGTTCGAGCGTTCCACCAATCACCGACTGAACTGCGAACGCTGAATCGACCACTGGCATTCGTCTACAAGGCGATTAGTTGTGCGTGGTGTGCGTCGATCTGGATCGCGGGGGTAATCGTGGTGTTCAGCTTCACGGGTGTCTGGTGGCAATACGTCTGTGCGGGATTGGCGCTGAGTAGCGTTGCCGGTGTGATACACGAGGCCACTGATGGCCGGTAAGCGCGTGGGCGATTCCAGTGGTGGATGGACGTTGGGGCGTCGACGTCGCGAACCTAACGCTGCACCCGTTCGGGTACTGACCGCAGCGGCGTCACGAGTCAATCTGTCCTCGCGCAACGAGGCGAAGGTCCAGCGTCAACTACGCCAGAACTGGCAGCTCGACGCGATGTGCGTTGACACCGACACCGAGATTCTGACGACGCGGGGATGGCTGAACGTCGACGATCTGCTCATCGGTGATTTCGCTCTGACCCTGAATCACGACACGGGACTATCGCAGTGGCAACCGGTCGAGGCCATCAACGTCTATGCCAGTCACAGGCGCGAGATGATCCAGATCGAAGGCAAACTGCATTCGTCTCTGTCGACGGTGGATCACCGCTGGCCGGTCATTCAACGCCGGGGAGCGTGGACACAGAATGATGTCGATCGCCGTCGTGCGCGCCGTCATGGTGTTCAGATGCCGTCGACCGAAGTTCGCCCTGCAGCATCCATCACTCGCGAATGGCGAACGACCGAGACGCTGTCGACTGATCACTCATTGATCACGGCAGCGCAGAACATCGATCTGCCGACCGAGGCTAAATACGGCGATGCGTTCGTTGAATTAGTGGCGTGGTGGTGGACCGAGGGTTACTACCGACCGCATGGCTATAGCACGATCACGCAAAGTCAGCGTGTCAATCCATTAAACGTCGAACGCATCCGTGCGGCATTGACACAGATATTCGGTCCAGCTATCGCCACAACGCGGGGGGTAACGACACCGGCATGGCGCGAATCGACTGATGGATCGATGGTGACGTTCGCACTAAACGCATCGGCTGGCAAAACGATTCTCGCTGTTGCTCACGGCCCGAAGATCATTGAACTTGATTTCATCTTGTCGCTGACGCGCGCGCAGTTGGAACTATTCATCACCACGTCAATCGCCGCCGATGGGTGCATGGTCAATGGAGCGATGACGATCTCGCAGTCGGTTCGCGAACGACTTGAACCGCTCATGCTCGCGGCGATTCTGACCGGTCGGACACCGCATCTATTTCAGGCTGACGAATCCCGCTGGAATATGCACATTCGCGACAAGGCGACTGTCAATCCCATCGGCGCATCGCGCAAGCAATGGGAGAACGCCGCGACAGTCGAGCGCATCAGTTTCGATGGAGATGTCTGGTGTCCGGTCACTGAGAACAAATCGTGGATGGCGCGTCGAGATGGCACCGTGTATTTCACGGGCAACACCTACCGCGACTCTGTTCCCGAGGTCAGGTTCGCCAATAACTTTCTCGCCAATATCAGTTCCCGAATGCGAATCTTTCCGGCTGCGCTACCGATTGGTGGCGAGACGGATGACCCGGTCGAACTTAAGGAAGCCGGGGCACCGGACGAATGGATCGCGGCCTGCAATCAGATGATGGCCGATCTCGGCAATGGCCGACTGGCGTTGGGATCATTGATGCACGCGCTCTCGACGAACTTCTCAACGACTGGCGAATGTTTCCTCTACGGCGAGCAGGATGAATCGACGCTCGAACAGACGTGGTCGATCAGGTCGGTCAACGAGATCGTGGTGTTCGGTGACAAGGTCCAACTACGCGAGGGACCGATTGCATCACAGGGCAATCTCGGATTAGTCGACATTGACCCGCTGACGACATTCGTGGCGCGCATGTGGAACCCGCACCCGTTCTGGCGTCTCTACGCCGACAGTCCGATGCGCTCGATCATGAACAGTTGCGAGAACCTGCTGATCTTGCGTCGTGGCATTCGCGCAGTTGGTCGCTCACGTCTTGCTGGAGCTGGATTGTTGTTGATGCCCGATGACATCGACATCACGTCACTCAACGATGACGACGCCGACCCGCAGGACATCGACTTCATGGGCAAGCTGGCTGATGCGATGATGACGCCGATTACCAATGAGGGTGACGCTGCCGCCGTGGTCCCGCTGATTGCACAAGCCAACGCCGAGTCGCTGAAGGAAATCAGGCTGATCGACTTCTACAGCAAGTTCGACGAACACTCAGCCGAGACGCGAGCCGAGACGATCCGCGAGATCGCCATCGGTGTCGATCTGCCCGCCGAGGTCATCAATGGAATCAGCAACGCCAATCACTTCACCGCGTTCCAGATTGGCGAAGATACGTTCCGCTACCACGCCGAACCGCACGTCATCACGGAGGTCGACAGTCTCACGATGGCCTATGCACGCCCGTATCTGTCGGGTGTGACCAATCTGCCTGACGGAATGATGGCGGACTGGCTACCTCGGACGTGCCTCTGGTACGACCCGGCTGCGGTGATCGTGAAGCCCGACCGCACGGCGAATGCCACGGCTGCTCACAGTGCGCTGGTCATCAGTGACGCGGCCTATCGGAAGTACCTCGGGTTCGACGAGTCCGACGCGCCGTCAGCTGGTGAGATTGAACTCCGCATGGTTCGCACGACGCGGACGTGGCCCCCGAACGTCCTGCTCGCGCTGTTGCACCTGCTCGATCCGAATCTCACCGTGCCCTCGATCAGCGGGCCGGGGATCATTCCCGGCGTGTCGCCCAGCGGCGTCAGCGTCCCGACTCCACCGCCCGGGATGGCGGCACCAGAGGCGCTACCAGACGTCACGACGCCCACACCCGGCGAGAGCGGCGTGCCGGGCCTCAGCGCGCCCACAGAACCCGATCAGGCCGTCAGCATCGCGGCAGCACTGGCATTCGCTCACGGGGCCACTGAGGACGAGCGAGCGGCCATGTTGCGCGGCGTGGTCATGTCCTTGGAGATGAAGGGTCACCGGGTATTCGATCGGCGCTACATGAAGCCCCGGGACGACGAGTCGGGCATCATCGACGCCGAGGTCATCAAGATCGAGGCCAAGGCCATCACCGCTGCCGTCAAACCAGAACCCAAGCCATCAGATACATCGCTACGCCTATCGCGCAAACTCGGCGCGATTGACACCGACCTACGTTCACGGCTTACTGTCGCGGCGAACGCCGCCATGCTGCGCCAGTTGGAGAAGGCGGGCAATCGAGTTCGCCAGTCCGTCAAGTCAGCGGCCAACGCACGCCAGTCAACCGCACCAATGCGCGCGGAGCATGTGCAACTCGCCAAGGACATTGCGGACCTCAGTTCCGCACGAGTCGCCAGCGCCGTTGGTATCGAAGTTGTCGAGCGCATGGGGCTGACCGCTGCCGGACTCATGGCGAATGATTGGGGCACGTTCAAGGATCAGTTCTTCAGCTGGACCAAGGCCGCGCAGAAGTCCGCGCTGGCCGCTGCGGTGCAACTGACCGGCAACACGGCGACTGGTCCCGCACGAATCGCTGCGGAAGCGGCACTGGCCGAGGGCGTCGAGAAGGGTTGGGAACTGCTCTCGACGTCGATGGACAATCTGGCGCAAGGCTTGTTGTATTCACCGGACCTGAACACCGACATTGCAGACGCCGTCGATGCACTGACACCCGACACGCTCGTACCGACTGGCGTTGTTCGCGCGGCAGTCGGTATCGCTGGTGGATCGGTGCCACAGGATTACGGACTCACGATGACCAAGGCGGGCGTCGAGGTTCCATCGATTGCACTCGGCATCGACACTGGCGGCGTCGGAACAGGAACGACGATCAGTGGATTCCTCACTGACGCGGGATGTCAGAACGACAACTACGAATGGCAACATGGCGTAACTCGTAATCCGCTGGATAGTCACCTTGCATTGGACGGAGTGCAGTTCACATCGTTCACTGATGACGTTCTTGCCAATCCAAATGACTTCCCTTCTAACCAGTGGCTCGTGGCTGGCGACCATGGGGGCTGCAGCTGCACAATCGTGCCTTTATGGATAGGGGCAGATGACGTACAAGCAGCCCGTGACGCTGCTGATGCGATGGATTCAATAGATGCCATGTGACAAGTCGCAACTATTGTTCGAGCATGATCAGAACATGTACGAAATGCGATCAACGTCCGGCGGCTAATAAAACAGGTATGGCGCGCTGCGCTCCATGCAGATATGAACAAATCGAATCGCGCAGATTGTCACGGCTCGCACCGATGCGGAATTGTCCATCATGCGGGAAACCGATGGCACTGCCTGATGGCGGTCGCGGGTGCCCATTCTGTCGCGATTGCTCTGTCACACGCCACCCTAGGAATCGTGATTGCATTGATTGTGGTGCAGATTTTGTGAGCAGGAATGGAACGCGACGTTGTTCTCGTTGCAGCTATCTTCGACTCAAAAAGCCATGCCCGTCATGCGGAAAGATGATTCATCCAAAATCGAAAACATGTGTGGGATGTTCGGATGTGAATCAAAAAGGATCGGGGCATCGAGCATGGCGCGGCGGTCGATCAGTCATCAATGGTTATGTTCGATTGACTCGACACGGACACCCGCGCAATAAGCGTGGCTATGTGTTGGAGCACATTTTGGTCATGGAGGAACACCTAGGCCGCTATCTCGTCCCCGGCGAGAACGTCCACCATCTCAACGGTCAGCGCGACGACAATCGAATCGAGAACCTAGAACTATGGGTGAAATCTCAGCCAGCCGGTCAGCGTGTCTCTGACCTGTTGAACTGGGCACATGAGATCATCGCACGATACGAATCGCCCAATCCCTAGTAATCCCAAGGCTTTCCAACTATTCGCCGCATAGCGTCTAGTTGTGTGTATAGTAGTGACATCCCCACAAGGGGCCTTGGAGAAGGAGTCGAAATGCCAACGAAGGTAACGCTTCCAGATCACCCGATGGTGCGAGTTGCGATCATGCTCGCGCCAAGCACTGACCCGCGACACATCCGTCAACTGGATGGATTGATTGTGGAGATTGCCAAGGGCATCACGTCTGACGTTGAGTCAGTCCGCAATGCGATCATGTCATACGCGCGATCATGAACCACCGCTGCAATGCTCGCTACGTCGAGCCACTGACTGGCAGATCGTGTCGATGCAAACTGCATCACGGGGGATACCCCGAACTACTGCGCGAACATCGTTGGTGGCCGCTCGTCGGCTTATACATAATCCACTGGGACGCCTACGGGAACAGGATCGAGCGATGACCGACAAGCCGATGATGAAGTGCGGTCACTCCGCGAACTCGGTAGCGATCATCAATCAGGGTGTCAGGATTCCGTCGTGCGCCATTTGCGCTGGCATGAATCCAGATGCGCTCGTGATCGATGAGGCACCGCCGAATCTCGAAGGGCGCGAGGCGGTCTGTGCGTATGACGGCACGCGAGTTCCGAGCAGTCCCAATTGCGCGTTCTTCCAATATCGCCCCGACAAGGGCACGGACACTTTCTATTGCGGGTGTCGAGGATGGGACTGATGACGCGACGTCGCATCATCACCGTCACCGACAAACTGCCACCGCAGTTCGACCAGCTACCCGGCTTCGCTCCGGTCGACGTCGATAAGGGCGCGACACACGCCGAACGTTTCGCCGCGTTTCATGCTGCGAACCCGCGCGTGTATCTACTGCTCGAAGATATGACGCGAGAGATGGTGAATCGAGGCAGGACGCGAATCGGGATCGCGATGTTATTCGAAGTTCTGCGGTGGAACTTCTATCTGCACACCGACGATCCCACGAGCGAGTTCAAATTGAATAACACGAATCGTGCGTTCTATGCGCGATTGATAATGCAACGACACCCTGAATGGGACGGACTATTTGAAACCCGCGAGATCAGGGCGTCATGACTAGCCTTTTGAAAGGGGCAACCATGAAGCGCATTCGTACATGGCTGACGCGCCGTCAGCCGGTCATCAAGTCACTACCGAAGTCTCGACGTCATGCGTGGCGTGTCGTGGACACTCGGCCAACGTCGCCCGTGATGTACGCGGGCAAGTCCGGACCAGCGGTCGAATCGTATTTCGTGCCGGTGTATGTGAAGTTCGAGGATCGCTATGGATTCGCCTCACGCGATCACGTTCTGCAGCGAGCTATCGCGGCGTTGGAGGGCGAGTGAGACTCATCGACGGCGACTACCTAGCCGATTTGATCCGCTACAAGATCGACATCCATCGCCATCATCTTTCAGCGCCGGTATTGGCGATCATGGATGGCTTCGCCAGTGCGGTCGATCTGTCACCGACTATCGATCCATTGAAAATCGAAACATTCTTTGGAACAGTGACGCTCGATGGGATGATCAAGACCGATTCATTCAAAAACGAGATTCCCATCGAGGACGATCTGCTTCGCGCGCTGCGAAGCGACGGTCCATCGATCGTCGCTTCAGGTGGCGTGCCATTCCCAACGAATGTCGAGTTTGACCCGTTCGTCGAGCGCGGATCATTCAACGGCGGCGTCAGTTACTACTTACCCAAGGAACCGAAGAAGAAGCACAAGAAGCGTCACAAGGCTTGGGTCAAGGAGTGCGCCGAGATCAGGGCGCGCGTCGCTGACACGGCGGAACGGTTCATGGGGACGATCGATCTCGGCGTTGTGCGCGGAGAGACTGGAATGTCATTGAACGACTACGACATCGACGTCCAGACATTCGGCCCGATCGAGGGACAGCGTCTCGCAGGATTTGAGAACAAGGTCGACCGTCACTGCATCTGTCGCGCCTACGAGGTTCCTTATGGCGCGTCGCACGTCATGTCGGACGGCCACGCTCACGGACTGCACGAGTGCTTTCGTGCGAACTCATTGACGGCACGATGACTCAGCGCGTCTCATTCTTCGTCGTCGGATTACCCGCGCCTCAAGGCAGCAAGACCGCATTCGTTCGTGGTGGTCGTGCCGTCATCGTCGATGGGACGTCCAAGACCGGACGAGCGAATCATGCGAACTGGCGACGCGACGTCATGCAGGCATCGATGGCGCAACGCGAGAAGGGCGTCGACATGTTCACCGGCCCCTGTGAGGTAACGATCGGATTCAACCTTCCGCTACCCAAGACCGACCAACATCGCACGTTGCACTCGATCGCGCCGGACATCGACAAGTTGGCGAGGTCAGTGTTGGACGCGATGGTGAATGGTGGGCTACTGGCCGACGATTCGCTGGTGTGCGGACTGAACGTGACGAAGCGATACGCACGTGAAGGGATGCGCGTCGGCGCGGGCATCGACATCTTCGATCTATTTGATATCGAGGCATCGTGTCGCGAGGATTCGAAGAACGAAGCGCGCCAAGCTCGTAAGGCGATGGCTCATGCTTCGAAGGAGCAGCGGTAGGATGGTCAGCATAAGGCGGGGCACGCCTGTAAGCGCCCCCGCCACGACCGACTGATTGGAGTCGATATGTCCAAGCGTATCGTTGGCAATGACGTTGCTCGCTTCTGGTCCTATGTAAATCGAACCGATGGTTGCTGGTTATGGACAGGTGGTTTGAATCGCAAAAGATATGGAATGTTTTGGTTAGCCGGAACACATACACCAGCTCATCGATATGCGTATGAGTTGCTCATTGGCCCGATTCCTGAAGGATTGCAAATCGACCATTTGTGCCGAAATCCGCCGTGCGTCAATCCTCATCATTTGGAACCAGTGACGCCTCGTGAGAACACTCTGCGCGGAGAGGGACTCGCGGCGCATCAATCTCGTCTCACTCATTGTTCTCGCGGTCACGAGTTCACTTCCGAGAATACGGTTCGATGGGGAAATCATCGCAAATGCCGTATCTGTACCAAGATCAATATTCGCTGCCGCATAGAAGCCAAGAAAGGGGGTGAGGCCCGTGAAAACAATGCCTCGTAGTCGGTCATATCCCTCGTTGAAGGACCCCTCTTGTCTTATCGAAAGCAAATCGTGATTCTCGTTTCATTCGCAATCGTGTTGGCTCTGGCGCTTGGTGCCTGTCAACCGAATTCGGGTGCGCGGCATGTTGGGACCATGCTGGCGACCCGGAGTGTGTCGAGGTCCGTGGGAGACTCGGCACATCTTCGATATCTACATTGGCGGCATGACGTCATGCGCCATCAGGCATTTCTCAAATGGATTAGCCAATTGAAACGATTGTCGACGTCGACTAATCCGATATCCATGTCAGGATCGCTCTACGATCAATGGTCCAAAGTGGCCTCGTGCGAAGAAGGCGGGTGGGTCGGTTCGAGTGGGAGCGCCTACCCCGACAGTCTCGGAATCAACGCGACCAACTGGTACGCGAACGGAGGCGGGTCGGATGTTTCGCCAGCCGCGCAGATCGTCGTGGCCGAACGATTGATCCATCGCTACGGCATCGGTATCCCTGATCAATATGCGTGCGCGGCATGGTGATCGATCCGACAATCGGCTAGGTGTACCCTCAGATCATGGATGGTGACAAGGACCGCGAGGATCGCGATCTGATCGAGGAACTGAGCGAACTCACTCTGGCCCTCGAAGCATTGATTGAACTTCTCTCGAACCCCATCACCGTCCAGATCATCGAAGGCACGTCAGAGGTGCCGACGACGATCATTCTCATTCCGGGCACGCCCCGGCCAAACTAGGAGTATTCATGGCTGATTTCCTTCTCGCTGACAATCAGAACGTCGACGTCGCAATTGTGTTGTTCGACAAAGTCGGCAACACCGTTACTGGCACCGCGCTCGACGCTGGTTCTGTCGTCGCGGCATTCGCTGACTCGACTGAGGTCACCGCGACAGTGTCGGCGGATCAGACGTCGGTGAACGTCCGGGCCATTGGTCCGCTGACGACTGGCGACACGCTGACAGTCTCAGGTTCGTTCAATGGCGTCGCATTGACGCCGGGAACGCTCGCCTTTGATGTTGGTGCCAGTGCGCCAACGTCGATCTCGCTCACGCCGGGAACGCCAGTCGACAATTAGAGGGTTCGCCATTCAGAGTTTGCGGGGCGATAACCTGCCGGTCATGCGCCACCAATGGAGGCAGCCTCAATGGACTTGACTCGCAACGACATCATCTCGGCATTCCAATACAATCGCGGAGGTTCATCGCTGGCCGTGACCACGACTCCCGGTGATCCCATCAGTGATCCCGAGGACCAGTCGAACGATGAGGCGCGAGCTGAGGGCAAGATAATCGGCGGGGACGGCGAAGTCGACGAGATGATCAGCGCGCTCGACAATGCGCTGGCTGACTTGGAGCGCGCACAGGGCACTGACGACGACGCGAACACCGATCCCGATGACGTGCCAATCGTGGCCGACATCAAACAGATGCGTCAGCTGATGGAGAAGTTGAAGTCGGACCAATTGGTCGACGACGCGGGCGAACCTCCATCACCGACCATTCCAAGCGAACTATCGATTGCAGCGGGCGATCTGAGTGGCACTTATCCACCGGTCACTTTAGCGAATCAGCCAACATCCACCGACGAACCCCCCGCGACGACGCCGGTCGATGAGGACGGCAATATCGAGCCATCGACGAAGTGCGCCAATCCCGACTGCGAACATCTCGCATCGGTTCACGAGGACGTGCCCGACATGGGCGACAACACCGGCAAGTGCGGGACGCCCGGATGTGGATGCGAAGCGATGGAACTCGAAAAGATCGGGGGCCAGATCGGTGTCGATGACAGCGGTGGTGGCGCGGACAACGCAGGCGGCGATGACACGCCAGCCGATGCGGGAACGGCGACTACGGCTTCCGCTGGCACGATCAAGGTGCCCGTTGGATTCTTCGCGGTCGAGACGCCAGTGGTCGAGGCCGATGAGCCTGCACCAACCAGCGACCTGAACGCGCCGCCCGTGATGAGCGCCGATGACAGCGAACTGCGCCCGTGGACGTGCCCGGTGATGTGGGTCGAGGGTCAAGAAACCGGTGACGGTCGAATGATCAATGCCGAGGCGGTCGAATGGTTCAATCCGCCCCTTCCGCTCATGCTGCTCAAGACGTCGCCCCACGGCGGCGAATGGGACCCCAACGACCCCGCCGTGTGGTGTGGGCTGATCAACTCGATTACCCGCGTTGCTGGTGAAGGTGGGACGCAACTCGGAACGGCGTCGGGCTATTACCTGAACACCGCTGACGGCAACGACGCCCACGACATCGTCGAGTCGATGGGGCGCGCCGGAATCTCGATCGACCTGCAAGTGGTCGAGTCTGAAATCAGCGGCGAGCTGGACGACGATGGCTGGCCGACGCAAACGACCATGACAGTTGTCAAGGGAATGTTGATGGGCGCGACGATCTGTCCCTTCCCCGCGTTCAATCAGGCGTACATCGTCAATGGCGACGGAACCGATGGCGGACCAGCCGCGATCCCGCAGCAGTCCGACAACACGCCGCCGATCGTGGCGTCTGGTGGACAACTGATCCACTGGATGACGAGCGAAGAATGTGTGCCGTGCGCCGATGGCGTTGATGTCCTCATTGCCTCAGCTGCACCGAATCGTCCCCCGCGTTCGTGGTTCGAGGACCCGAACTTCGCCGCCATCGATGACGAGCGACTGGTCGAGATTTACAGCGTCGACCACAAGGGCAACATGATCGAGCGTGGCGACATGGCGTGCCCGATCACCGTCACTGACGATGGTCAAGTGTTCGGTCATGTCGCCGCGTGGGGCCAGTGTCACCGGCTCTATACGAACATGTGCGTCACACCGCCATCGTCGAAAACTGGCTACGCCGGATTCCGCCACGGCTGGGTCAAGACCGCCGAGGGCGATGACGTTCGCGTTGGTTCGCTGACAGCTGGCACTGGACACGCCGCGATGAATCTCAACCGCGTCGAGTCCGAACAGCACTACGCGAACAGCGGATACAGCGTGGCCGATGTGAACATTGGTGAGGACGCCTACGGGATTTGGATCGCGGGTCGCGTCAGCCCACTGGCGACCGATGACCAGATCGAGGCGCTGCGTACTGGCGGGCAATCGGGCGACTGGCGCAACGGCGAAATGATCGCGTCGCTCACCGTCAATGTGCCGGGATTCCCGATGGCGATCGTGCCATCCAAGCTCGCACCGCGTCAGTGGTCCAAGGGATCACAGACGACTCTCATCGCCGCTGGTGCGGCCCCACTTTTCCGTGTGAAATACAACAAAGCATTAGCCGCATCTGCTGGTCAACCGGTTGAATTCATCGATCATGCAGCACGCGAGGCCATCAAACCGCTTCTTCCAATCATCAGAGCGAACTTGGCGCGGAAGATAAACTTAGGAATATAAAAGCCGGGGCATGGCTTGCACCACCCCCGGCCAGACCGACTGTTAGGAGTCGATGTGACGAAGGCTATCGCACCGGAAATTCGATTTTGGCCGCGAGTTGATAAGAGCGATCCGGACGGTTGTTGGTTATGGACTGGACCGATTGGCTCTCATGGTTACGGAACATTCGGGATTGGCGTTCGTCTGGTTCTTACTCACCGGTTCGCTTATGAATTCTGCGTAGGTCCGATCCCTAAAGGATTGGTTATCGACCACTTATGCGGGGTGCGTCCTTGTGTCCGCCCCGATCATTTGGAGGCGGTGACACAACGCGAGAACGTCCTGCGGGGGAGTAGCCCAATGGCACAGCAGGCGCGCCAGACTCATTGCAAACGCGGACATCCATTTGACGTGGAGAATACCTATCGAAGCAAAGATGGTCATCGGTCATGCAAGAAATGTCAACAAAACAGGGATCGTGGTCGGCCCCGTTGATTTAGGTAGGATCATCTCGCGAGGCCGGTATCGGTAGGGTGCGGTTCGTCCGCGGGGCGTCCAGTGACGCTTGCTTACGAGACTCGATCGACCGGCCCGTTGTTGAAGGTCCAACTACCGCCCGACTGTCGAGAGATAGGCGGGTGACCTTCAATCCGACCCCCCGAAAACCCGTGCAATTACTAGGGATTGGGAATGACTTGACAACGGGTGTCTAGTTGCCTGTATAGTTGTGCCATGACCACAAGAGCAAAGACCACATGGCCGAAGTTGAGCGTTGGCGAAACATATGAGTTCGTGTTCACTGATCCCGACACGGGTGCTCGTCGATACGGCGGAACATGGACGATTGCCGAATCAGGCGATACGAGCATGGGTGCGTTCCGTGCCTACGTCATGCGCTGGACTCGCCACGGCATGACCGTTGCAACGATTGTGAAGGTGTCATAACTCATGACCACAGCACAGGACATCAACAGCAGCGGTTACGTAACGAGCCGCACAGCGGCGAACGATTTGCTCGCATCGAGTCTGGACTTTGATGTCATGCCTGACGAAACGCCCGAAGCGATCTATCAGCTGCCCAAGGCGTTCTATCTCGATCACATCTACCGCGATCTTCCGGGGGGCTGGGTCACGAGCGAGACGGCCAAGAACCTGTCCGTGTCGATGACGCAGCAGGAGCGCGACGAGTTGCTATCGGACGCCGAGTTTTACGTTGATCAGGGAACGCAGGTATTCGGGCGCGAGATGATGGGAATGATCGCATCGGCGCGCGCCACGATCAAGGCGCTGTCATGACTGGCAAGCAGCACATGGGTCGCAAGCATGGGCGCGGTGGCCGACGCGGGGAATCCTCCATGTGCCAATGCGGGCATCGCTACCGCTCGCACTGGGCACCGTGGATCGAGCGCGACGGAACGAAGCACATGGAGAAGGCGTGTCGATTCTGTGAGTGCGAGGGATTCCAGCGCGACCTAGTCGTGTCGCCGCGCTAACCGCTGGTCGAGCTGACTAACCCGCGACGTCGCTCACGCTGCAACGCTCGCCGCTGACGCTCAGACTTCCCGCCCCACACGCCATGATCGATGTGACGATCCAGCGCGTAGGTCAGGCACTCGTTGACCACTGGACAGCCCTTGCAAATCCGCTGCGCCTTGATCACGCCCATCCCATCGTCAGGGAAGAACAGATCGGGGTCGGTATTACGGCAGTTGGCCCGAGGTTGCCATTCGTCGAACGGTGTTTGATCGGTCGAGTCCATGCCTCAAGTCTGACCGCGATCGATCCGAATGTGTGACATTTGACTAAATGCTTGCATTCGCCGTTTCGGTCTGATTGAATCGCAGTCAGTAAACCTCATCGCGCAAGCGGCGTGGGTGCCGATCAATTCGGTTCTGAAGGATGCAGACGCATCCCATCGATCAACGATGCAACATCAGGAGCCGAAATGACAATCGAAGAAATTCTCGCCAAGATCGCAGAACTGAAGTCAGCTGGGGTCGACACCCTGACAGCCGACCAGTGCGCCGAACTGAAGTCCCTCATCGTCGAGGCTGACAAGGCCATTCCCGACGACATCGACATCGAGGACGTTCCAGTCGTGAACGAACTCTCGGAATTGATCAAGGCCGTCAACACCCGTTTGGACGCCATCGCGACACAAGTCAAGGAAGCCGCCGACGCGCGCGCCGCTGCAAAGCAGGCCATCGCTGACGCCGTCGACCCGAAGGCATCCGACGAGCCGGTCGTTGACCCTGACGCCGACGCGGACGCCCCCAAGGACCCCGACGCTGACACAGACGCGGACGCCGAACAGGTCGACGCGGACGCCAAGACCCCGGCGCTGGCCGCATCGGTGACGACTCGTCCCCGCTTCGGCAACTCGCCCTCGAACATGGCGCGTGGCGGCAAGACCGTCAACATCTCGCCAGAACTCGACAGTGGCGCGGGGCGGATCGCCCTACTCGCCGCTGCGAACCTCGACGGCATCCCATCGGGAACGCCGTTCGCGGACAAGGAATCGCTGGCAAGGGGATTCGAAACAGTCATCCGACGCATCGCCGCCAATGGCGACGTTGGTCGTTGGCTTGTTGCATCGGCGGACTACTCGGGCATGTTCCCTGACGAGCGTCGTCTGCGCGAAGGCGAACTGTCGAGCAACGATCGCAAGATGGGCGAACTCGCAAACCTCGTCGCATCCGGTGGCATCCCGCAGCCCTACAACGTCGCCTATGACCTCGAAACGGTCGCGAGTGACGCCACACCGTTCGCGGACGGTTGCGGTTCGGTCATGCAGTGCAACCGTGGCGGTCTGAGTTTCCGTCTGCCCCTGTCGGTTGGATCATTGTCCAGCTCGACCGGTACATGGTCGGCTGCGACTGACGCGAACCCCGGAGGCTCGACCAAGGCGATCTACACCGCACCGGTCCTGACATCCACATCGGCCACGGTCAACGCCATCACGACCCGAATCCAGTTCGGAAACTTGATGGGTCAGTTCGACCCCGAGTCGATCGCGATGTATATGGACCTGTCGGCATCAGCCACGGCGCGTCAGCGCGAGATCACGTTGCTCACCACACTGCAGGCTGCAGCTGGTGTCAACACGATCACGTCAGCCAAGATTCTTGGCGAGTCGCGCGACTGGCTGGCAACGGTGTTCCAGACTGCCGCACGATTCCGGTTCGTCAACCGCATCCCCAAGACGCAGCGACTCGTCGTCGTGTTGCCTGAATACGTCAAGACGATCATGAACATCGACCGTCTCTACGAGCAGGCGCACAGTTCACCGGTCGACACCTTCCAGATGCCGGACAGCTACTGGGACGACTGCTTGGCGTCCGAGAACATCCGTGCCATCTGGACGGAGGACGCGCTTGGTGCCAACGCAGGTGCCGGAACATTCGTCACCCAGCAGCTCGCGGACTTCACGACCGGCGCATTGCAAGCGTTCCCCACGGCGATCATGTGGAACATGTATTGCGACGGCATGGTTCAGCGTCTTGACGCTGGTCTGTTGAACCTCGGTGTCGTTCGCGACTCGATCCTCGACGGAACCAACGACTATGAAATCTTCCGCGAAGTGTTCGAGACGGTCGCCTACCGTGGCCCGACGAACATGCTTCTGCAGATCGTTTCAACCACGCACGCGACCGGCGCATCGTCGCTGCCCATCGCAGTCAGCTAGGCCCGTAGTTCATGGCCCTGCCCGCTGGCTTCGCGCCAGTCCCGCTTCCGGCGATACCGCCGAGGCCCCCACAGGTCACGCTTGTTGGGTCCTCGGTGGTGCCTTCGGGCGAGGGGGACGAGACGACATTCACTTGGCCTGACGGCAGTCCCGATTGGAATTTGAAGTCGGGCGCGTCAGGCGATGGGGAACCGGCGTCGAACTGGATGTCGCTCATGGCCGAAGTCAACGCTCGCGATGACGAGAAGTGGACGCGCAACGGCATTGCGTATCTACCTCGTCCTCACGCAGCAGCGACGACTCGTGACATCAACGACACGACGACAGTCGACACGCCGACGCAGTCGGAGTTGTTGAAGATCGTCAACTATCTGCCGATCTGGCACTTCGTTCAATACACGGCGTCATCGTTTGGATTCGAGACGATCGAATACATCCAATGGGCGAAGGACTGGTTAGAGGCAGCACTACCCGCATCGATCGAGTACGAGTTCTGGACCGGCACGCGCGCGCAAGCGATCACGAACTGTCCGAATAACTACCTGACGAACATCCCCGACGCCGCGCACAATCTGACGCCGGGATCAACGACCACTACTGACGGCACGCCCTGTTCAATCGCCAAGGGTCTAGCGATCCTGCAAGGTGCGATTCGTGGAGCGGGATTCGGCGGACAGGGAATGATCCACTGTCAGCCACAGGTCACACCGAACCTGTTGTCGACGAGGCGTCAGGGCAAGTTGCTACTCGACCAATTCGACAATTACCTCGTGCCCGGTGCGGGCTATCCCGGCACGAAGCCCGATGGAACTGCGCCGGCAGCGGGAACGTCATGGATGTACGCCACTGATCTCGTGATGACGCGCATCCAAAAGGTCGGACGAGTGTTCCCATCGACAATGGCCGAGGCCACTGACCACACTCAGACGGCAACGACCAACGAGATCACGTTCCGCGCGGGCAAGATGGCCGCTGCCTACTGGGACAATTACGTTCACTACGCGGTCTGCGTCAACCTTCCGAGCTAACAGGAGCATCCAATGACCACCACGCTTGTACCCGGCGCAGCGATTGAAGTCGATGTCATGCGGATTTGTCCGCTCGACGTCAACGGCTACCTCATCTCTGGTCAGTCGAACTACGTCACCGACACGCTGGTCAAGGTCACCCCGACCCTCGTGGTCGAGACAGGCGACGACACAGTCGTCAAGGCCGCATCGGGCGACATCGGTGCCAACTTCCGGCACAGTGATATTCCGAAGTACGCGACGATCGCGATCGAACTGGCGATCCCGAACCCGAACCTGATCGCCGCCCTCTGCGGTGGCACGGTGTTCAACTCGACGTCAACGGCCCTCGGTGCCCCGACTGGTCTCACAGCGGCGGCGCAGACCACATTGGGCGTCTTGGCGAACGGCGAATACGGCTACGGCATCAGCCAAGGCAACAGCTTCGGTGAGTCACCGGTATCGACAGAGGTCGATGTCGCGGTCACAGGACCGACAGGCGCGGTGTTGCTGCAAGGTGCGACGATCGCCGCAGGCGCGACCTACATGCGTTTCTACGGACGTTCACCGGGCAACCTGCAGCTACTGGGTCAACTGGCGAACATCGGGACGCAGACGACCAACGCCTCATCGGGCACGACACCCACGTCGCTGACGATGGTGGCGCTGACCAAGCCGATCCCGAAGGGCTACACCTTCACCATCGCGGGTGACACGAACACGCCAAAGATCGTGTTCACGACCACGGCGGCTGCCGGTGTCGGCGCGCTATCGATTCCGGTGTCCATATCCTCGACGCCGATCACCACGATCGTCGCTGCCGCCCTCGTGCCCTGCTTCATCGACGATGGATCAGTCACGTCTCTCGGTGCCAAGCCGATCCCGGCTGGTGGGACTGACCTGTCGGCGGGACCGGGCAACAACATTGGCTATCAGGACAGTCAGCTCGCGCTCGTCGGCAACGACAGTGGCGTATCGATCGAGATGTGGTCCAAGCGAATCATTCGCGGTCGCTGGCAAACCGACTATCCCTACTGGTGGACGGTGTTGCCGAAGGTGCGCGGCATCCACTTGACGACATCGGATTACACGAACGCGAACCAGCAGACAATGGCTGAGGGCATCGCGGACGAGAACCCCAACTGGGCGAACGGTCCCGATGGAACGTGGCCGTCCGACTCGACGAAATGGCGTCAGCGTGAAGTCTGCGGACGTCAGATCGTGCCAGTGCCCACAGTCGTCCCCTACGCGAACCTCTATTAGTCGGGAGCGAACGTGGCTCGAAGTGGCCCTTGTTCACCTTGGATTACTGCGGGAGATGTCGCCAACAACGTCAAAGTTCTGCAGGCCATCGCGAACTACAACGATCAGAACGACACACCGCTCACGACTGATCAGATCAACGCACTTTGCTCGACGGCTGCTGAGGCCGCGACGGAGGTTCTGTATCGACTGACGGCGATGATGTATACCGGCGCGTGTGGTCCCGTGACCATTCGACCGGTCGCACGTCCGCTCAACAACGACGCGCGTGCGTGGCTGAATGCGTGGGGCTATGGGGCCTACGCCAACGGTGTCTTTCAATCGTTCGCCGTGCCACCTGTCGTCAGCTCGTTCGGCCCGAACTACTTGCCGGTGATCGAACTGTTCGACTACCCGGTCAATGAGATCAGCGAAGTCAAGATCGACGGCGTCGTGATCCCGCCCGACGAGTACGAACTGCGCGCACAACGCCATCTCGTGCGCCTTCGCACATCAGCGACCGCCGTGCCGACTGAGATATGGGGCTGGCCGTACACACAGGTTCAGGACCTTCCCGACACCGAGGAAGGGACGTTCAGCGTCACCTACACCTACGGGCAAGACCCCGGATCGATGGGGCGTGTGGCCTGCACCGCACTGGCGGTCTACTTGGTCCTCCCGCAGCTGGGTGATGTCACACAATTCCCCGAACGAGTTGTCACGATCAACCGACAGGGCACGACTGTTCAGATCGCGTCACCGATCGACATGATCGCTAAAGGTCAGACCGGCATCGAGGAAGTCGACCTATGGGTGCTGTCCGTAAATCCCAATAAGCGACGCCGACAGGCGTTAGTGTTCAGTCCAGATAGGCCATCAACACGCCGAACGGCGTCGCCAACAATCACTTGATAGGGAGCCAACATGTCACCCGAATACACCGACGACAAGGGCACCAAGACTGTCCTGTCAATGGAATCGTCTCAGTTGCTCACCGCTGACGAGATCGCACACTTCGAAACGACTGGCGAAGCGCCGGACTTCAATGAGTTGGCCGCGCGTGACCTTGCCGCGCAACAGGCCGCGCTCGCTGCGAACGCTCCCGAGCCAGCAGCCGTCGACGAGCCGGTCGACACACCGGTCGACGAGGATGTTTCACATGAAACATCAGACACCGAGGACGCGCCCGCGTGAGCGAGTTCGCATTCCCCGTTGCTCGATTCAAGTCGGCTGACGCCACGTCCGAGGAAGTCGCATTCCTCGTCGATGAGTTCGATCGGTCGGACATCTCGATTCAACGTGCAATCAGCGAACACTTCACGTCAGTCGCAGACGGTGATCTGCGCGACTACCTCGATGCGCGTCGCGCCAATGGCGATTTCGCCGTTGCGGACGCACCGAAGGCCAAGGCTTCAAAAACGTTGACCCCTGACGACACAGAGGAATCTGGCGATGCCACCGAGGACGATAAGCACGTCTCCGCACCTGCGGAGTAGCCATGCAGCTCGCCACTCTCGGCGCAGACGTCCATAGCCTGCTAGATCAGTTCGTCGAGGACCTGACCGATCAGGGGATCGTGATTCCCAAGTTGGTATTCGTCGGGTCCGGCGAGATCGCGTGGGATGGACCACTGCTCGCGATCCACCTAAATAATTTGCCGTCCGGTGAACCCGGTGTCCCACAGGGCGCGATGCGAGTCGCTGACCAATACCACTTCAACGTCTCGCTGTTCGTGATGTTGCTGCGTGAGGTCGCGTCAGTTGGCCCGAACAGTGGACGCGCGCAAACCCCCAGTGCCAAGGCCATGAACGCCGAAGGCATGGCGTCGTTCAATGACGCCGCAGCACTCACGCTGGCAGCGGTCAACATCTTCGGTGATTACTCATCGACCACCTATGGCGAGACGGTCAAGATCATCGGCACTGATCCGGTCGGTCCCTACGGCGGTCTAGCCGGTGTACGTCTCCGCGTCGATCTGAATGTCCACTGATGGCTGACGTCAAGATCATCATCGACGGTCGTGTGATCGAGGACATGTTGCGCTCACCTTCCGGTGCGATGGGGCGCTTCATGCTGGGCGGCGCGGAGATCGTTCGCTTGGCGGCGATTGAGGATTGTCCGCGTGATGGCACATCGATTCATTCGGTTCCGCTGCACCAATCGATCGTGACGCGCTACGAGGAAACGGAGTTCGGGTTCAGCGTGCGGATCGTCGCACAAGCTCCCTACGCAGCGGCAGTTCACGAGGGCGCGAAGCCTCACGTCATCAACGCCAAACCGGGCAAGATGCTTGCGTTCGAATGGCCGACCGGACCCAATGGACCGGGTATGTATTTCTTTAAGTCGGTCAATCATCCCGGTAATCAAGGCAATCCATTCTTGAGTAAGAACCTGCGTCTATTCGGCGCGATCTAGGAAGGAACACATGACACAACTGAAGCCCATTGGACTCGTTGAAAACCTCGACGAACTTGACCTGTCACCATTCGAGCAGCCGGTGTTCGGTTACACGATGGAGAAGGAGCCGGTCGAATTCGTCATCTTGTTCCGGCGCACCGCGATCCAGCAGATCATGTTCGACATGATGAGCCAATCGACCATTGTCCCCGCCCACGTTGGCGATGACGGAAAGATGGTGCCAGAGAAAACAACGGTGCCGACTCAGCTCGCCATGCAGTTCCTCGACGATCACATTGTCAACGCCGAAGAATGGCACGATTGGCTGCGCCGTCCCGATGTCTACATTCACACCGACACCATCGGGGCCGTCGCGATTGCGTTGGCGAATGTGTATCTGCCCGACGATGTCCCTACTTCTCAGCTGTCCGACTTGCAGGGTGGTCCCGAAGCGCCGAGCGGGACTACGCGGGCCGCTGCCGACTTTTTGGCGTCGACTACCGAAGCCTCAGTGTCAGCGAGCGCCTAGACGTGACCTACGCTCTCGCCGTCGATGATGTGGAACAACGCGGACAGATT